TCACCATTGGACGTACCGCATTGATTGCCACCTGGCCGGTGGAGTGGGGCATGATACGCTTCCTGATAGGCTCGCTGGCAGCTTGGCTGTTGATAGCGCTGATGGTGATGATGGGCATTTGGTATCCGGCACGGCAAGCCATGAAGATAGAGCCGGCAGAGGCGCTGCATGAAGAATAAGAAAATAATATCAACGATAAAAAAAGAACGTATCGTCTGTTTGTATCAAACACATCACTTGTTTGGGGCAAATACATCATCCGTTCGTACTAAACACATTATCTGTTTTTTTTGAGTAAGTAATCATCGTAATAAATAAGTAAGAATATGAAGACAAATATTATAGGTGTTATCATCGCATTGGCATTGGCATTTGCAGGCGTAATTTGTGCATGGGGACAAGATAACAAAGTGAGTGAAGTGCGTAAGGTGGAGGCTTTCTCATCCATTAGGATAACTTCTGTGGGTACGGTTTACTTCACACAGAGCGACAGCTACTCCCTACAGATTGTGTTCAGGTAGCGGAGGAATGATGCTTAAATTTATAACTCGTACCCGGCCAAAGGTTTTCACTGATGTTATTTATCACTGTCAGGTGAGTGAACTACTTGCTAAAGGATTTCTCGCAAGTTTGAAATACTATGATATTACAAAGTTGGATTTAAGTAGAGTCAGAACTAATTCTACTGGTGCAGATTACGATGAAAAAAGTCTTCTGCAAGAGTTTGAACGTGTGGACATATACAAAGATATAGTTGGATGGACAAAACGTCTGTTGAACCCCAAATCGGGCATACCACGCAAAGGTATTTTAATATTCACGAGGTTTATTCGTGAAGCTGAAAAACTGGCTTCCGAAATTCCTAATTGTGCGATCGTTAGCGGTTCTACTCCAAAGGAGGAAAGGGCACGAATTCTGAAAGGTTTTAAAGATGGAAGAATAAAAGTTGTTGCTAATGTCGGAGTACTTACAACCGGATTCGATTACCCGGAGCTTGATACGGTTGTTCTTGCACGTCCAACCAAATCCCTTTCCCTCTATTATCAAATGGTCGGTCGTGTCATTCGTCCCTGCCAAGGTAAAGAGGGTTGGGTTGTTGATTTGAGTGGGAATTTCCGGCGCTTTGGGCGTGTTGAAGAGTTACGCATAGAACAGCCTGAAAAGGGAAAATGGTGTATAATGAGTCGTGGCCGTCAATTAACCAATGTAGTATTTTAATTATCATGTGGAGAAATTACAAGAAGAAAGAAAAGAAAAAGCCTCTTTTCGAGGTAGAAGGTGTTAAGGTCAAGAAGAAACCTGATCTTGTCAATGAACTAGACAGAATATTTAGTTTATTCATCCGTTATCGTGATACGATGCCTAATGGATATTTTCAGTGTATTTCATGTGGTAAAATAAAGCCTTTCAATAAAGCAGATTGCGGTCATTACATCAATCGCCAACACATGAGTACTCGCTTTGATGAAATGAACTGCAATGCTCAATGTTCACATTGTAACCGCTTCATGGAAGGAAATATTCAGGATTATCGCAGACGTCTAGTTGCCAAGTATGGTGAACGAAATGTGCTACTCCTGGAAGCCAAGAAAAATGTTTCTAAGCAATTTAGTGACTTTCAATTAGAAAAGCTGATTACTCATTACAAGGAAGAAGCGAAAAAACTGAAGGAAGCAAAAGGTCTGTGAGTTTTATTACTAATCGGAGTACAATCCCTTAAAATATGGAAAGAAATTCATTCATCTTTTATAAAGGGTGGAGAGAAGCAATCAAGGATTTGCCGGATGATGTCAGGCTGGAGATTTACGAAAGCATAATTGAGTATGCGACAACGGGAAATCTTCGGGGGTTGAAACCTATGGCAAATATTGCTTTCAACTTTATAAAGATAGATATAGACAGGGATACTGAAAAGTATATGTCTATTGTGGAAAGGAATAAGAGCAATGGTTCTAAGGGGGGACGTCCGAAAAGTGAAAACCCAAAAGAACCCAAAGAACCCACAAAACCCACTGGGTTATTTGGAAACCCAAAAGAACCCACAAAACCCGATAATGATAATGAATATGATAATGATTATGTAGATGATAATGATTCTCATTTAAAAAAGAAAGAAACTTCTCCTAAAGGAGAATCAAAGAAAGACGAGCTTTCTTTGTTCCCCGAGGAAAAGATTGATTGGGGTGGGCTAATGGATTATTTTAATTCCACGTTTAAAGGTAAACTTCCTGCTATAAAGTCCATAGATGCAAAACGAAAGAAAGCTATTAAAGCACGTGTCGCACAATACGGGAAGCAAGCTGTATTCGATGTGTTCCAATTGGTTTTAGACAGTCCTTTCTTGCTTGGACAAAACGATAAAAATTGGAGGTGCACTTTTGACTGGATATTCAAGTCTGCGAATTTTACTAAAATTTTAGAAGGAAATTACAATGGAAAACGAACTGATACTGCGGCCACAAGAAGAGAATCGGTTAGCAGTCTTACGGACCTCGCCGAAAAACTATTGCAAAGCTCTATGCCCCAAGAAGGTTGAAGATGTATTTCAAAGTGATGAACCTTCTATTGGCACTATTATAAGAAAGTTTGGTGAGCCGCAAGCCAGAGCAGTGTTGGTCATATTGATAGCTGATGCCTTGGAGTTTTTCAATGTCGGTAATCCAATGTCGGCTACACAAGTCGCTACTACAGTAGATTTAATCATTGAAGAATATCCATATATGAAAACTGATGATTTTAAACTGTGTTTCAAGAACGCAATGAAAATGAAATATGGCAATATCTATAATAGAATTGATGGTCAGGTCATCATGAGTTGGCTTCGTGAATACAATAAAGAACGTTGTGCTGTTGCTGATAATCAGTCATGGAATTTTCATAAAGAGAATTTGTCGGAGGAAGTGAACTATACAAGTGGCTTGTCGTATGAAGAATACCGGAACGAACTCAAACTTAGAGTTGGGCAAGGAGATGAAGAAGCTGCTAAAGCGTTAAGTCTCTCAAATGAAATAATCTCTTATCTAAACAAAAGAGAAAATGGCAAACAAGAAGCAGAAGGTGACAATTTACTGGAACACTAGGCATATCAAACTTGAAGATATTCCTGAAGTGAAAAGAAGAATACGGGAGCGTTTTGGTATTCCTAATCACACAACTGTTAATGGTGAAACGGATTGTTATATCCGTGAGGAAGATATGGAATTGCTTCGGGAAACGGAAAAACGTGGCTTCATTCAAATACGTAATAAGCCCGCATGAAAATGGCGTTAAAATGGCGAAGTTTCTGTTTGCATAACTTGTCATTTTACGATAAATTTACTGATGTAATGAATTAGAAGTCAAACCAATATAATTAAATTATGGAAGTACAAAACATTAGAATTGACCTTATCAGTCCTTCTCCTTTGAATCCGAGAAAGACTTTTGATGAAGCAGCTCTTGAAGAGCTTGCAAGCAACATTGAAAAGCAAGGTTTATTGCAACCTATCACTGTCAGAGTTGCTAAATCCGAGGAGATGACTAACCTAGAAACCGGAGATGTTACCCCACTACCTTACACATACGAAATTGTTTGCGGTGAGCGTCGTTTCCGGGCTGTGTCACTTTTGAAAGCAAAGGAAGATGAAGCGAATGTTGCAAAAATCAAAGCCCATCGAAAAAAGTCGGAAAAATTTCAGACAATATCCTGCATTGTCAGAGAAATGACAGATGATGAGGCTTTTGAAGCGATGATTACCGAGAATCTTCAAAGAAAAGATGTTGATCCCATCGAAGAAGCTTTTGCCTTTGCGCAGTTGGCTGAAAAAGGACGAACTTTGGAAGATATTGCTCTTAAAATAGGAAAGTCTACCCGGTTTGTTTTTGACCGTATTAAATTGAATTCTCTTATTCCTGAACTAAAAGAGCGGGTAAGAAATGGAGATATACCATTGTCCGGTGCTATGATTCTTTCTAAATTGGATGAAGATACTCAAAAAGAGTTTCATGAGGAGGAGGAAGAACAATGTACTACTGCTATGATTCGAGAATTTGTGAGTAATTCTTTCATGGAGCTTGGTAACGCACCTTGGATTAAAGATGATTCCGATAATTGGGAAAATACTGATATTAAATCATGTTCTCAATGTGAGAATAATACGTGTAATCATGGTTGTTTGTTCTATGAAATGAATAGTAAGGATGCTAGATGTATCAATGCTGCTTGCTATGAGAAAAAACAGATTGCTTATGTGACGCGGAAAATTCAACTAGAATATGAACATCTTGTTAAAGTTGGCGAACCTCTTTCATTTGGAAAAACAGTAATTATCGCTAGACGTCCCGATACATATTGGGGAGAAGATAGAAAGGTTTTCTATGAAAAAACTTTGGAAGCTGTTAAACAACTTGGATTTGAAATAGTTGATCCTGATGAAATCTTTAGATGTAAGTGCTGGTATTCAGAAGATGATGAACGCACTTTGAAAATGCTTGAAGATGGAGAAGTTTATCGTTGTCTTTCATTTTTTGGACATTATTCTCCCGAATTTAACGTTAGTTTCTATTATGTTAGAAAAGAAACGGCTTCCTCTACTTCCGCCGTTGCCGATCTAAAAGAGATAGAAAGGGAAAAAATAAACGCCCAATTAAAAAGAGCGAAGGATATAGTCAAGGAGAAGTCTGCTGAAGAAATGCGTAAGTGGGCGCAAGAGAAAACATATTATCAGAGAACAAAAGAATTCTCTGAAAATGAACAACTTGTTTTTGATGTGCTGGTTCTTAGCGGTTGTAGCAGTACTTATCTTGAAAAACTGAATTTGAAAAAATGGAATGGTGAGAGTGATTTTGTAAATTATGTCAAGAACAACCAAGCTGACCGACACCAATGGTATAGAGCCTTTATTGCTGAATGCTTATCATCGAATAATGTGAATTTCTACTCCTATTTGCAAAAGTGTCAGAAAATCCTTTTTGCAGAACAATATCCGGATGATTTCAAAGCGCTCTCTAAGAAACTTGCGGATTCATATGATAAGAAAGAAAAGAAGCTCAAAGAAAGACTGAAAGAGCTAAATAACGATAACACAGAGGAAGCCTAGTGGTTTCCTCTCTTTATTGACGCACTTATGAAAACGTGGACTGGCGAACAACTTGCTATACTTGACAGTGAGTACCCGACTGCTGATTTAAAAGAACTTGCTAGACGTCTTGATAAAACACTTAGTGCTGTTAAAACAAAGGCCTTGATTCGAAAACTTAGGCGCTCTCCGAGAATCTCGTTTTGGAATAGTGAGAGACTTGATAAATTGAAAAAGTTGTATCCCAATCATACTAATGAGGAAATAGCACAGATATTAGGTACCACTTATTCTGCTGTAAATGGAATTGCATTTAAATTACGGCTCTTTAAATCTAAAGAATTTAAATTTCAATGCGCTTCTAAAAGCTTCTTTCCCAAAGGCCACCAACCGATGAACAAGGGACGTAAGCAAACGGAATATATGTCAGAGGAACAATTGGCAAAAACGAAAGCTACTCGATTTAAGAAAGGACATATCCCCAAAAATCATAAACCAGTCGGTTATGAACGCATAACTCGTGACGGTTACATTGAAGTGAAAACTGCCGAACCGAATGTCTTTGAACTTAAACATCGGCTTGTATGGATTGAGCATAATGGAGAAATCCCCCCTGGTTATAATATTCAGTTTAAGGATGGCAACAGGCAAAACGTTTCCATTGAGAACCTTTACATGATTAGTCGTTCTGAACAATTAAAAAAAGAGAATTCTTTGTATGCCCGATATCCGGAAGATGTTCAGTACCTAATCAAGCTAAAAGGAGCTTTGAATAGGCAAATTAATAAAGCAACAAAAAAGAATGAATCATGACTGATGGAGCAATAGATAGATTGAAAGAAATGGTTAATAAACCATTCCTTTATCAGAATGAAGAAGTTGTAATTCTCAATTACTGTGACGGTACCGGTGATGATGGTACCGAAGTTGAGATATACTTGAATAATGGCAAAGTATTGGTATTTAGTATGTTTGATTTGGCTTCCAAGTTGAACCGTTTCCGGTCGATAACAAATACAGTTGTTGTGTTGGCTAATGAACGGTTGAATAAGGTGTCTACAGTGAACCCTACCATTTTACAAGATTTGAGGAATTTGGTTCTTCAACAAATTAAGGATGTGAAAGAAGATCCTAGTAAAGTGAGCCAAGCAAAACAAGTTTTCCAAGGGGTTAATACCGTAATCAATCTTGCTAAGACAGAATTAGAGTACAGGAAATATTTAGATACAACAGACCCCTCAAAATAAATAATAGTATGCTGATAGATAAAGAATATGTTCATTGGTTTCGCATCAGAGGCCAACCTAATAGAATCGTGTGAGATTATTCATAGTCTAACAATTTAACCCGATCGATATGATAACATTGAATAGGTTTGCCCAGAGATGCTTGAATATCATGAGGAAACGCTTTAAGATGAATGAGCATAGCTCAAGAAAAGCGTTTAGCATAAGAATTGAAGCCGTTTGGAGAAAATTCGATATTGCTTCTAAATATAGGAGTGATAATCTTCCTAAATATTCGGAAGATGAAGAATTGGCAGCCGAGATGATAATTTACCTTGTTGCCTATTTAAAAAGATTTGGTTGTGAGGACATTGAACGGCTTATCAAAGATAAGATAGAGTTCGATGATAGAAAAAATGATTAGGTGTTGTTACTGACTGTTTGTGTTGTTGATTTTGTGTTGTTGATTTTAATATAGTTAGTTATGACAGAGATTATTCAAGTCTGCCTACTTGATTTTAATAAGGGGCAGCTCACGGGATTGCCGAAAAATCCACGTTTTTTTCGTGATTACCGCTTTGAAGCGATGAAGAAAAGCATTCAGGATTCGCCAGAGATGCTTGAGCTTCGAGAACTTATAGTTTTTCCCTACAATGATGGCAGATATATTGTTGTTTGTGGTAATTTACGTTTGCGAGCTTGCAAGGAGTTAGGTTATAAAGAACTGCCTTGTAAAATTCTGGCACCTGATACCCCCGTTAAGAAGTTGAGGGAATATGCCACTAAAGATAATGTCAATTTTGGTGAGAATGATTTGGACGTTATGGAAAACGAGTGGAATAAGGCGGAACTCCAAGATTGGGGCATCGAATTTGCCCCGGAGAAGAAAGAGGATGAATTTAAAGAGCGCTTCGATGCCATCACGGATGATACAGCCATTTATCCTCTCATTCCAAAGTATGACGAAAAACATGAGTTGTTTATCATCACCTCAAGTAATGAGGTAGATAGCAACTGGCTTCGTGAAAGGCTGGACATGCAGCACATGAAGTCGTACAAAACCGGGAAAATAAGTAAATCCAATGTAATTGATATAAAAGACGTTCGCCATGCCCTGCAAGATAGTAATACCAAGTCATAAACGCCATGACCGGGTGTTCGCTAAAAAGTTGGTGAACGATCCTATCATTTGCGTTGCTGAAAGTCAAGCTGACTTATATCAACAATTTAACCCGGAATGTGAAATTGTTACTCATCCTGACGACGTTATGGGCCTCATCCCGAAACGTAACTGGATGGCAAAGCATTTTGGAGAACTTTTCATGCTTGATGATGATGTCCATGCCTGCAAACCTATTTATGTGGAAAAAGGAGAACCTAGCCGGATAAAGGATAAAGATAAGATAACCAATATCATTCAGTCATTATTTGAGATGGCCAGTATGATGGATGTACATCTGTTTGGCTTCACCGCTCGGATATCGCCGGTAATGTATGATGAATCCGCTTTTCTTTCTCTTTCGAAAATGATAACCGGTTGCAGTTATGGAGTAATCTATAACAAAAACACTTGGTGGAATGAGGAAATACGTTTGAAGGAAGATTTTTGGATTTCTTGTTACATGAAGTACAAAGAACGTAAGGTTTTAACCGATTTGCGGTATAATTTTGAGCAAAAGAACACTTTTGTAAACGCTGGTGGGCTTGCTTCTATAAGGAATCAGGAAGAGGAACGTAAATCTATCCTCTTTATCAAAAAGAATTTTGGTGATAGTATTTTGCTAAAGAGTGCAACCACTAATGGGAAAGACAAAACAAAGCAGCTCGTTCAATATAATATATCATGCAAATTCAAATTCTAATAGTCTGTAAAAAAGGCGTTTAAATGGCGTCCATTCTGTTTGTCATATTCGCCTTTTTTAGCTAATTTTACTGATGTAATAAACTAAAAGTCAAACCATTAAATTAGAATTATGATTATAAGAACAGTTTGCGGATATGATTTCTTTGAGGTGAGTTCTGCAATGCAGAAAGCCATTAGGCGAGCCGACACCGGGGTAGCCGGCTTTTTTGCATTGGAACTTTGGGCGAGTGGGTACCGCGACTATGTGTGGAAGCGTCTGTTTACCATTAGTGCTGAAGATTGCTATGGAATCATTACTAAAGAGATAGAAGCATTGTGGCAGGGGCATGAGCTGGTAAACAAGACTGCTACTGAACCCAAAGGGAGGATATTTGTCAGTAAAGCTGTTATTCTCCTTTGTGAATGTAGAAAGAATCGTGATGCGGATCATTTGCAAAACTTCATCTATGATAGAAAGGATATTGATATAGAAAAGTGGATAAATGATGTCAGGCGTTACCCTATTCCTATTCCAGATTACACTTTCGATGTACATACACGAAAGGGTAAAAAACATGGGAGAACCAAAGAAGAATTCTTTCAGGAAGAATACAAGGCGTTACAACCTCGTGTTCCTGGTTTATTCGATGATTTGGTTCAACCCAGTCAACCAAAGTTTTTTAATGATGAAACCACGGCTAAGTAGCTGTGGTTTCATCATTTTTCATATAAGTCAAACCAATTTAATTAAAAAAATGAACACGTATTACAAATTTGCGCCAAATGTATTTTTGGCAAAGTGTGATGAGAAGCACGAAAAAGGTGAAACTATTGAAGTTACCACCAAGTATGGAAAAGAAAATGAATGTATTGTTTTCAACCTCATTTACGAACGTGATGGATTCTATTACTACTCAATCGTACGGGCTGATGGCTTTAATGTGCAAGAGTGGGCCAAACAAAGAGCTGAACGTCGTCATGAATGGGCTACATCTGCTGTACAGAAAAGCTGTGAATATTACAACAAGTCCAATAAAGATAAGGATTTTCTTTCTCTAGGTGAGCCTATCAAAGTGGGACATCATAGCGAGAAGCGACACAGAAAAGCGATAGATGATGCGTGGAACAATATGGGGAAAAGCGTTGAGTTTAGCGATAAGGCTGCCGAACATGAAAGAGTTGCGAAGTATTGGGAAAAAAGGGCTAATACGATAAACTTGTCCATGCCGGAAAGTATAGATTTCTACGAACATAAGTTGGAACAAGCAAAAGAATATCACGAAGGATTGAAGTCCGGTAAGTACCGACGCGAGCATACATACGCTATGGCTTATGCCAATAAAGCAGTAAAAGAGGCTAAAAAAAATTATGACCTTGCAGTAAAGCTGTGGGGCGATGTTTAATAATTTGTAGTATCTCAAATAATTTACTATGAGAGAATTATCAAAAGAAACCTCATTACAAAGGGTAATGAGGGCTTCAGGTCGTGTACCTGTACAATGCTCATGCAGTGTTTGTAAACAACAATGTCATACGCCATGTTTAGGTACTCCTGATGATATTGAACGAATTATTGATGCAGGTTATGCCGACAGGTTAGCGCTGACGAACTGGGCTGCTGGTATATTCTTAGGGGTTATTAATATTGCTATTCCGATGATTCAGCCCGTTGCTGGTAAGGAGTATTGTGCTTTTTTCGAGAATGGACTGTGTATCTTACATGATAAGGGTTTGAAGCCCACTGAAGGACGTTTGTCTCATCACACAGTCAGGAAGGATAACTTCAATCCTGCTATGAGTATTGCTTGGAACGTTGCAAAAGAATGGCTGATGCCGGAGAATGAGGATGTACTTTCTCGTGTAGTAAATAAATTCTTGAATGCGAGGAAGCCATGAATGTGTGTCAATCAATACCTCGTAGAGATTGTAAGGTGTTTGCTAAATGTGGAGCAAAATCCTTATCACATTGCCGGCGGCACCGCGAAACTGATGAGAAGTGTAAAAGTTGTACTCTAATTCGTCGTAAGCCGCGTAATCGGATTATAGATGATTCAGGACGTGAAATGAAAAAATGTACCCATTGCGGAAATTACTTCTACTTGAACCGGTTCTACAATCGTATAGTGGTGAGAAAAGGTAAGGAATATCATTTGTTGACTTCCTGGTGCCGTATGTGTATGTCACAGATTAATAATCAGAGGGCAAAGAAGAAAAAGTGACTTGTCTATTAAATTTTTTGTATGAAATATTATGCTTCAGTCAGCTTTGGAAAGGATTCCTTGGCAATGCTTTTCATGCTAATAGATAAAGGATATCAGTTGGATGAAGTCGTTTTCTATGATACAGGTATGGAATTTCAGGCAATCTATAACACTCGTGATGCTGTTCTTCCAATTCTTAAAAAACTTGGCATTAAATATACAGAACTGCATCCGGAGCAACCTTTTCTTTGGACAATGTTTGAAAGGCCGGTTAAGAAAAGAGGGACCAATATTATCCATAAAAAAGGATATAGTTGGTGTGGGGGAACATGCCGGTGGGGAACGAGTGAAGAACTTCGTGCATTGAAAGCTCACACAAAAGACGGAATTGATTATGTCGGTATTGCTGCCGATGAGACCCATCGCTTTGAAAAGGAAAAACGACCAAATCGGGTTTTACCACTTCGTGATTGGGGCATTACTGAAGCAGATGCACTCCAGTACTGTTACACAAAAGGCTTTGTTTGGCATGAGGATGGAGTAAGGCTATATGAGCTACTTGATCGTGTGAGTTGCTGGTGTTGTGGAAATAAGAACTTGAAGGAGTTGAAGAATATGTATTTGTACCTTCCATGGTATTGGAAAAAGCTGAAAGAACTTCAGTTAAATACCGATAGGCCCTATCGTCGTAATAGTGGAGAAACCATTTTTGATTTAGAGGAAAGATTTAAACGTGAAATGCAACAAAAATAGTTATTATGATTCCCTTATGTATAAATGGAAAAGATTATTATGATCGAGAAGAAGCACTTGCTGCTTGGTTCGAGGAATGGTTAATGAAACAAGACTTTGAGCAAGATCTTATTGATCGAGAGCTGGAGCTTGAATATCGAAAGACTCATCCTGATTGGAACACTCCTTATGTGATGTATGGTGTTCGTAAAAAACATAAGTGTATCCAAAAGAATGAAATTGCCGTGTTTTATGACTTGTTACCGAGACAAAAGCGTGCCCGTACTGCTGAAACACATTGGTATAAAGTATTGTACAAGAGAAAGGCCACTCCTGAAGAAGTTGAGTCACTCGAGGCTGGGGAATATACCCGTAGATATTTGGTGTATTCCCTGTTTATTGAGAAGAAAATGACTCTTGACAAGGCTTTATCTCTTATAGTTGCCGATGATAAATTATTAGGAATTGCTGATAATACCATCTCTGAAATTGTAACAGCCTTTGAGACTTTCTTTAACCGTAAATTTAGAATTTATAAACCCGAGTTTACAACTCAACTTAATTTATTTACAGATTAATATGAAAACAACAATTATTTCATGTGTGATTTTGTTTGTGTTCCTGCTATATGTAGGACACTTATCTATAACAATCAAGCCGTTCACAGCCCAACTTCCATACTGGCATCGTTCGCTCGGACTGTTTTTGTTGATCCTCTCTTTTATAGTGTATAATGCCGGTGAACATGCAAAAGGCTATCTTGATGGATTAAGAGAGAGTGAGAGAATAATACTTGAATTGTTGAAGAAAAAGACCGAGTAAAATGGCGTTAAAATGGCGAAGATTCTGTTTGCCAAACTTGTCAATAAAGATTACCTTTATAGACGTAAAGCATTAAAAGTCAATCAACATGAAGAGGAATGAAAAAATAGAAAAATTAGAAAGATTAGGTATTTTCAATCAATGGAAATATAATACAGAAAGAGCAAATGAGACATTTAATATTGAGTGTCCTGACTTCTCAATGACAAATGAAGAGCGGATGAACAATTTGTTAGATGTTGATTGCAGCTTTCATCAGTTTCTAACTATTTCATTCCCTTTTTATAATACTCCTGAAGGTGCTACTTTTTGGGAGAATATTGCAAAAAAATAATCGAACTTAATTGAATTGAAATTATGAGTAAAAAAGATTTAATAGAGCAGAACATCACAAGAGTTCAAGAATATGTGAGGGAACTTATTGAAGATGCAAAGTATAATAATGGTGTTTCGGAAACTCTTGAATCTACTTCAATAATTGTAGGTAATAGTGATGATATCTATGATTTTGCAATTTTATTTGCTTCTAATAGTGAATGTGTTTATTGTGAATTCATAAATGGTAAAATAGAGTACATTGATTGTGAACTAGATTGTGAAATATGCCAATTTGAAGGAAGACTAATTTTTCAATATATAAACGGAAGTTTTCATAATCCTACTAGTCAAATTATCGAACTGTCAAAATTGCTGATGAAAGGCGAATTAAAAGACACAAAAAGTATCTTTTGTTCTATGGTACTTCGATTAATGGATACTGAAGAATACAGTAACAATTATTGCAAATCTTTGGATTTAGTTCTGAGGCTGTTTCCTGAAATAGATGGAGAATTATTAGAAAAGGAATTGGATAGATATATTTAAGCATTACAAGGATGAGTAAAATGAATTTAAATGAATTAAGAGACAAAGCATATAAAACAGCTTGTGAACATGGGTTTCACGATCAAGAGCTAAGTAACAATCATTTTCTTTGCCTTGTGATTTCTGAACTGATGGAAGCTGTGGAAGCAGATAGAAAAGGAAGGCGTGCTAATGTTGATCGGTATAATAAGAAGATTGCTAACAGCCGCATTTGTCAAGGATTGGATTCTGACATTCCCAAAGAGCGCGGTTACGAAGTTGCATATAACGAAACCATTAAAGGTTCAATCGAAGAAGAATTAGCTGATGCTGTTATCCGCTTGCTTGATCTTGCAGGACTTCGAGGAATAAACCTTGAACTTGCCAATGGAGATATTGATGACTGTATTGAAGATATGGCAGAAGCCTGTAAAGGCGAAACTTTTACCGAATCAATCTATTCCATCTCTACACTTCCTGTTAGGTATGACGGAATATTTGATTTTCCTACAGCCGTGAATGATATGATACTATCTATCTTCGGGCTCGCCAAGCACTTAGAGGTAGACCTGCTTTGGCACATCGAGCAGAAAATGGAGTATAACGAACTCCGTGAAAAGATGCACGGGAAGAAGTATTAACTCTCATAACAAAACATATATGAGTGAATTAACGAATGAGCAAGAAGCCGAAAAACTTGCAAAAAAGATAAAACGGTGTTTGGATTCCATTCCCGACAAATTCACAGTAGTAATAACAAACTCCACTATTCAGGTGTGTTGTAAAGATGAATTTGATGAATATTTTCAGAAAGAAGGAGATATAGACAATCCTCCGAGTATAGCTTATGAAACATTTAATAGTAATGTTTGCGGATGCGATTCTCAACTCTAAAATTAACTAATAACAAGAAAAAGATGAATGAGATTTGGAAAGAAATAGTAGGATTCCCCGGGTATTATGTGAGTAGTCTGGGGCGTGTGAAACATGTACTGAAGAATGGTCGTGAAATTATTTTGAAGCTAGCCAGAAATACTACGGTTCAGATACATAAGCGCAGAGGACAAGATTTGAATATTTCAATAGGGAAATTGATGTATTCTACTTTCAACGGGATAGACCGGTGCAAATTAGATGGTATTTGTGTAACAGGAACTACCTTGAATGAACTTCGGATTTTTAGCAGGAATGAATTTCTCGAAGAGATCAGAACGAATAAAAAAAATAGAGAGTGGTGATGTTGAAATATTGCAGCTAGATGCATATAGGGATATGCAAACTATTATTTCCGTATGGGAAACAGGAGATTCATCTGTTCTTTTCCATCGGATAGAAACTTATAAAGAAGAAATAATTAGTTATGTGTACCGTAAATTTGGAATCGGACGTCATGAAGCGGAAGAATTATGGAGCGCTGCCCGTTCCATTCTTTCGGACGGAATACTGTTAAAAGAACGGGTCGTCGGCACATTTAGAGGATTTCTAAAAGTGACAATAAGGAATATTATATTTAAACAAAGAGAGAGAAAGAAGAAAGTTATGTCATTCAATGATGACAGACTGTATGGAGTGTATTAATTCAAATCAAGAAAGAAAGGAAGTAAATAATGGATTTAGAAAGTGTACTCAACGCTTTACCTCGCTCCATTAAAGTTAATAAGATCGAGTATAAATTGATTATTAGTACTAATCTTGTAATACAAGAGAAATGGAGTGTTTTATATGCTCCGAATACAATTTGCCCTGATATACCGGAGCATGAATCAATTAGTGATGATCTATGTATTGCAGCCTATGATATGCTGCAATGGTGCAAGGAGAATAAATATGTCAAATGATTAATAACAATGAAGTAATGAACATCGGATTAATTGACGTTGACGGTCATTACTTTCCAAATTTCGCTCTTATGCGTGCCTCTGCATATCATAAGGCAAAAGGCGATCAAGTAGAATGGGCTACACCTTTCAGCAGATACGACAAGGTGATGGCAAGTAAGGTGTTTACTTTCACTCCGGATTTCAACTATCTGATATTGCAGGCTGATGTAATCGAAAAAGGTGGTACCGGGTATAATATTGCAAGCAGGCTTTCTGATGATGTAGAAAACAGTTTGTTGATGGACTACTCCATTTATCCCCAATATCCTTTTTCCATACAGTTTTTTAGCAGGGGATGTATTCGGAAATGCCCGTTCTGCCTCGTTCGTGAGAAAGAGGGATATATTCAGACCGTTGAGCCGGTGGAGTTGAACCCGAAAGGAAAGTGGATTGAAGTGTTAGACAACAACTTTTTTGCGAACCCGGAATGGAAAAATGCCGTAAGCTATCTTTTGAAAACTAGACAACCTATAAAGTTACATGGCGTAGATGTTCGCATAATGGACGAAGAACAGGCGTATTGGTTGAATAAACTAAAGATGAAACAGAATATTCACATTGCTTGGGATTTACCTCAAATAGATTTGACTGATCGGCTGAAAGAAATGATCAAGTATGTGAAGCCTTATAAGATTACTTGCTATGTCTTGGTCGGCTTCAATTCTACCATTGAGCAGGATTTGTTTCGGCTTAACACATTGAGGAGTTTAGGTATTACTCCGTTTGTTCAACCCTACCGGGATTTCACGAATAAAAGAAAGCCTAAACAATATGAGTTAGACCTTGCAAGGTGGGCAAATAAAATGTGGCTGTTTAAGTCATTTGACTTTGTAGACTTTTCGCCTCGTAAGGGATTTAGATGCGATTATTATTTAAAGCAATTTGCGTAAAACTAATAAAAATGAAAGCAATAACAATAAAACAACCGTGGGCCTCTTTGATAGTCCACGGTATTAAAGACATTGAGAACCGTACTTGGCCGTGTCCTAAGAAATATTTAGGGCAGAGGGTACTGATTCATGCAAACGGTAAACCTTTGAATTACGATAATTTCTATGATTCAATACTTACCAATGAGCAGTTATTGGCATTACCGGAAAACAAAGAGTGGAAAGATTTTAGTTTTTGTACAGGCTCCATTATCGGTAGCATTGAGATAGTGGATTGTGTACAGAATCATTCTTCCATCTGGGCTGAAAAAGAAGTTTATAACTGGGTATTAGCTAATCCAATACTTTTTGAAAGTCCTATTGAGAATGTAAAAGGTAGACTTTCTTTTTGGGATTATCTTGGTATCAAATAAGTAGAAATTGAACGTTCTGAATGCGGAAGTATAGAGAAAACTGTTGAATAATACAACCACTCTTTTCCCTATATTCTTGTACAGTTACAATAAATATAATAATTGGGTATATAATCATTTGTTTGTAGAATCAGCTATAAATTCATGAAAAAGAGAGTTAATAGTCTGAATTACGATTTCTTTTTCTGTATCATATCCAGATATAGGAAGTTCGAGGGCAATAATGTTATTGAATATATCAAATTTCTTTAATAAAGAAATTGTTTTGAGAGTTGATTGCGAGCTCATTGAATTGAATAGTATGACTGTTAACTCATCTGAGGATAATTGTGCTCTAAATATTTTAGAATAGTCATTGGGGTATTTAAAATTTTGGATTGAATCCAACAGATAATATATGTTTCTATGGTATTGCCCTAAATATTGTCCATATTGCCCATATAAATAATCTCCGACATTTCTTATGAACTTATAGAGCTGTTGGTATCTTTTTTCTATACAAATCCTATTACAGATTGATGCAACAATTATACGATACATTTCATGAATTTTGCTTGACATTATTATGCCTTTTATTTCGTATATAGTATCGTAATAATATTTGGGATCCCTACTTTTTAATAATACATTTAATTCTGTAGTTGAATGAACTCCAAACTTAGTATAAATCTCCAGAAATGCTTGCTCGTCTAACTTACTGACTTGTGTTAATTCTGATGGAAATTTTTCTCCATCTTTTATAAAATGATATATTACATAAGCATAGAATAATGAACGCGCTTCATGTGCGTATGCTTTGAATGCTTCAATTCCTGTTTTCTCAATTTGGTGTTCAGTATATTTGTTGGTGTCGACTTGATGCTGATATAATCCCAACAAATTATAAAATGTTGACCTTTCATTATCAATTTGTCTATTTATTTGTGAGTCTTTTATTGTATAAAGTACTCCAATGAAAGCAAGTAATCCTGTAATTGAACCTAAATAACTGCCGAAATCAGCAAAATCATTATGATTATAGGACAGTCCGTGATGAAATCTATATACATATACTAATATTAATATTAGAGTAAATATGGCTGTTGCAATTAATGCGTATTTGATTATATCTATTTGCGGTCTTTTCATTTTATTTGATTTTATATTTTATACAGCTACAAATGTAGTGTATTCTATTTTGAAGTTAATGTTTTTTTGAGTTTTTTACTAACAATATGTTGAATTTGGATATACGAGAGTTTGATATATCCTTTATTTTTTTGTGATGATGAGAAGAATGATTGTAACCGGCAGTGAGGGGTTTATAGGAAAAGCCCTTTGCCGCGAATTGACAAAAAGAGGTGTTGAAGTCATAGGACTTGATCGAAAGTCTGGTACTGAAGCCACAAAAGTATGTGAGCTCCTGAAAAATGGGGGTATTGATTGTGTGTTCCATTTGGCGGCGCAAACTAGTGTGTTTAATGGAAACCTGGAACAGATCAGGAAGGATAACATTGATACTTTCATGCGAGTAGCTGATGCTTGCAATCAAAATCATGTGAAGTTAATATATGCCAGTTCGTCAACGGCTAATCCGGAGAATACCACTTCTATGTATGGAATAAGCAAGTATTTCGATGAACAGTATGCATCTATCTATTGTAAGGCTGCGACCGGGTGCCGGCTGCATAATGTATATGGACCTAATCCGCGAAAAAGAACTCTTCTCTGGTTCCTGATGGAAAAGGAAAATGTGTCATTATACAACTGTGGTCAGAATATCCGGTGCTTCACTTACATAGATGATGTCATTGAGGGGCTTATCTATTCGGTGGGTTGTAACCGGCAACTTATCAATATTTGTAACGTCCAACCTGTGACTACTATGTATTTTGCTTCTTTAGTAAGATACTACAAACCGCTTGAAATTGAGCTAATTAATGAAAAACGGGATTTTGACAATTTAGAGCAGTCGGTGAACCGGGATATCTATTTAGTACCTTTGTCTTACACATCTGTCGAGGACGGAGTAAAGAAGATCTTTGATGAAAGGAAAGGGAAAGATATGTCGTATTGACGACTGGGATAAGCCGGAAGCGGTGAAATGTAAGAGCTGGTCTCATCAGGAACGGTTATGTGATCTGAAAGAAAAGGTATCATTTCATAAAAAGGGTGATATTCTATTACATCTCCCAGTTCACCCGTTCCAAGACTGGTACCAGCTTTTCAGAAATTAAACAGTCGGAGGAACTTGCATCATTCTTTGCAGAGAGAGCGTGTGAGTTTCTCCACCGCTTCATTGTAGGGGGATGTGAAGGATGGTGTATAGTCACCACACCGCGACGGAGACACTACGAGGGCTTTCATTTTTCAACCTCTATCTGTACGAAAATTGCGGGGGCGGTGAAAATACCATTCTATGAGAATGCAATCCAGTGCCTAACTAAAGATAGATTGAATCCAGAATTCTTTCTTCTTCGTCCGATAAAGGAAAAGAAAATAATAGTGTATGATGACATATTAACAACTGGCAGCACACTGCTTGCCACCTATGAGCTTTTAAAGGATAGAGAGCAGCTTCTTTTTCTCGTAGGAATAAATAACAAATGATATGGGAAAGCAAGAGAAACCATTAACATTCAAGCAAGAGAAATTCTGTAAATACTACGTTGATACAGAAGGTAATGCTAGTGAAGCATATAGGATGTCTTATGATGCGTCAAAGATGAAACCTGAAACGATTTGGAGTGCTGCTAGCAGATTGTTAGCCAATAGCAAGGTTAGTGCAAGGATAAGTGAGATTAAGCAACAGAGGGCGAAAGAGACTGAAGTAGAGAGGAAAACGGTCGAGAAGGTATTAATGGATATTGTACTCGCTGATCCCGATGATTTACATTATGTAGACCCTGTTACCGGGAAAACAAAGATGAGAAGTCCGTCCCAACTTCCAAAGCGCGCCCGTAATGCGTTGAAGAAGATTCAGAATAATAGAGGAGTGGTTAATTATGAGTTCAACGGCAAGACAGAAGCCGCCCGGATTCTTGGTGCCTGGAATGGATGGGAAGCCGATAAGAATGTCAACATCAAAGGTGGAGACGGAAATAAAGTCGGTGAACTTCGTATCGGATTTGAAGATAATGAGAATTCGGAAGAATAGAACAATTTGAACTGCAAAATCCGGTATTCATCCTACGGAGAAACCTTACTTTTAGAACAATATGGTTATAAATTATAAGAAGCTAAATCCTAACGGATTCTATCTATTGAAGTACTTGAATGATGAGACTATCCGTTTTATCATTCTCTATGGAGGTTCATCTTCCGGTAAGTCGTATAGTGTGGCACAAACAATACTGATACAGACATTACAGGATGGTGAGAACACTCTTGTCATGCGTAAGGTAGGAGCTTCTATTCTCAAAACCATTTATGAAGATTATAAGGTCGCTGCGATCGGTCTTGGCATCTCCCATTTGTTCAAATTTCAACAGAATACTATTAAATGTCTGGTAAATGGTGCGAAGATAGATTTCTCCGGTCTTGACGATCCGGAGAAGATAAAAGGTATCTCTAACTATAAGCGAGTTCAGTTAGAGGAATGGTCAGAGTTCGAGCATCCGGATTTCAAGCAGCTACGTAAGCGTTTGCGTGGTAAGAAAGGGCAGCAGATTATTTGTACCTTTAACCCGATCAGTGAAAGCCATTGGATAAAGAAAGAGTTTATTGATAAAGATAAATGGCATGATGTACCGATGACTGTTACCATTGCCGGCAAAGAGTTGCCGGAAGAACTTACCAAGGTCAAATCCGTAAGAAAGAACGCACCCAGGCAAATACTTAATCTTCGTACTAAGCAAATCGAGGAACAGGCCCCTAATACAGTTATTATCCAATCTACCTATTTGAATAATTTTTGGGTTGTTGGTAGTCCTGACGGTACGTATGGTTTCTATGATGAGCAATGTGTTGCCGACTTTGAGTATGATAGAGTTCACGATCCGGACTATTACAATGTGTACGCATTGGGAGAATGGGGTGTCATTCGTACCGGTAGTGAGTTCTTCGGTTCCTTCAATCGTGGCAAACATTCCGGTGAGCATAAGTATGTTCCGGACTTACCTATTCATATCTCTGTCGATAACAACGTGCTTCCGTATATCAGCGTATCATATTGGCAGGTCGATTTCACAACTGGTACCAAGGTTTGGCAATTCCATGAAACGTGTGCTGAAAGCCCCAACAATACAGTAAAGAAAGCTTCCAAACTTGTTGCAAAGTATCTGAAATCTATCCAATATTCTGATAGGTTATATGTACATGGTGATGCATCAACGAAAGCGGCAAACAGCATTGACGATGAGAAGCGTTCCTGGATGGACTTATTCATAGATACATTGCAGAAAGAAGGATTCGAGATTGAAGATAAGGTAGGCAACAAGAATCCGAGTGTTGCCATGACCGGTGAGTTTATCAATGCTATCTTTGATTGTACTGTTCCCGGTATAGAGATATACATTGACGAATCATGTTCGGTATCTATTGAGGACTACATGAGCGTACAGAAAGATGCTAACGGTGCCATTCTTAAAACTAAGGTCAAGAATAAAACTACCTTGCAGACTTATGAGGAGCACGGGCACCTGTCTGATACGTTCCGATATGTCGTTGTGGATTTGTGTAGTGAGCAGTATATAGAGTTTAGTAACCGGCGAAAAAGAAACTTGTATGCTTGTAATGGCACTATTAATTTCTTCAATCCAGATACCGAATGTAAATACACTAAGAAGATTCTATATGTGATGCCGAATGTTAATGGGAAATTTGTTCTTATACAAGCGTTTAGATGTGGAAATAAATGGCATGTTGTTGATGTCGTATTTATGGATACTACTTCAACAGAAGATATACGTTCTTCTATTTTGTCCCATGAATCTGATTCATGTGTAATTGAATGTACGGATGCTTATTTCCCTTTTATTCGGGAACTCCGTTCTAGTACAAACAAGGAGATTCGTGTAATGAAAGAGTTTCCGGATGTAGATAAGCGTATTGCTGCAACATCTGATTATGTGAAAAATAGTATTCTTTTTTCTGCATCAAAAGTAGAATCTGATACGGAATATGTTGCCTTCATGAATAACCTGATGGACTATAATAAAGATAGTGAAACAAAAGAGGCCAGTGCTGTTTTGAGTGGGCTAGTACAGTTCGTTGTAAAATTAGGTTTGAATTGAATTACGTTACATGTGATTGAAAATAAGGATGTTATATTGTTGGTATTATGTTTTCGTAATTTCAAGATTTTAGTGTTTTGGAAAACGGTTTTCCTTTTTACTTAGTTTTGCTCAAAAAGGAACCCAATGAATATTTTTTTTGATAATCTATTTGGAAAGAAATCTAAGACTAAAGGTGAAGTTGAAATAGTTACTTCATCTGAAAATAAGGATATAGATACTCAAAGTGGCAAGGCTGAAAAATGGTCAGTTGCATACATTGAGGACCTTACTAGTCCTATTGTAGCGGGCAGTAACTATCTAACGCTATTCAGTACGATACCTGAAGTCTTTTTCCCGATCGATTATATTGCATCGCGAATTGCAGGTGCTAATTTTCAATTGAAGAAAACTAAGGATGACAGTATAGTATGGGCGAATAAACGAATGAATGGCATACTTAGTCGTCCTAATTGTTTGATGCGTTGGAAAGAATTGATTTATCAGCACCATATTTATAAATTGTGTACAGGGAATAGCTTTATTCGTGCCGCTATGCCTGATGTCTTTTCTACAGCTGAAAAATGGAGATATTGCGATAATTATTGGGTGCTACCTTCTGATAAGACTATTGTAGAACCTGTTTACGGGAATATGCCATTGTTTGGTATTGCCCAAACAGAAGATATTATTCGTAGCTATCGTTTGGAGTATGGTTGGAATGGTAGTTTGGAAATTCCTCCATACCAAATATGGCATGATAGAGACGGAAGTGCAGAGTTCTATTCAGGGGCTATGTTCTTGAAGTCCAAAAGTCGTCTTGCTTCCCAAAATAAGCCAATGTCAAATCTAATAGCTGTATATGAAGCTAGAAATGTGATTTATGTAAAGCGGGGTGGATTGGGCTTTATTGTAAGTAAGAAAACTGATGCTACCGGTTCAATAGCGTTGACTGACGATGAAAAGGAACAGCTTTTGAAGCAAAATTTTGAGAAGTATGGTGTAAGGAAGGGCCAGGTACCTTATGGTATTTCAGATGCAGATATTGACTTTGTTCGTACTAATCTTTCTATTGCAGAGTTACAGCCGTTTGAAGAGACTTTGGCTGATGCAATAAATATTGCAGGGGCATACGGCATCCCTGCCGTTCTTGTTCCGCGAAAAGACCAGTCCACATTTAGCAATCAGGCTACTGCTGAAAAGAGCGTATATTGTTCAACTGTTATTCCTATGGCCAAACAATTCTGCAAGGATTTTACAGCTTTCCTTGGTCTTGAAGGAGGGGGATATTATTTGGATTGTGATTTCTCTGATGTTGATTGTTTGCAGGAAGGATTGAAAGAATCCGAGGACGTAAAGACAAATATAAATAAACGTTGTCGTGAACAATTCTCATGTGGGCTTATAACGCTCAATGACTGGCGTGCCCAAATAGGTGAAAGTATGATAGAAAATCCCTTGTTTGACAAATTGAAATTTGATATGTCAGATGAGGAACTGGATAAAGTAAATCGAGTTTTTAACACTAAAAGTGGAGATGAAAAAGATGGAAGAGAAAATCAAAAGCCTTCAGTACAAGACAAAGGCAAATGATGTTGATGAGAAGGGTATCGTTACCGTTGCGGTGAACGGTATCGGTGTGAAGGACTCACAAAATGACATATCTATGCCCGGCTCATTCAATAAGACATTGAAAGAAAATATTGGTCGGATGCGTTGGTTCCTGAATCATCGTACAGACCAGTTGTTAGGTGTTCCGTTGAGTGGTAAGGAAACAGAAGGTAATTTGGTTATGGTCGGTCAGTTAAATCTTGAAAAACAGATTGGCCGTGATACGTTAGCTGATTATAAGCTGTTTGCAGAGAATGGAAGAACCCTAGAACACTCTATCGGAGTAAAAGCCATCAAAAGGGATTCTATCGATCCTTGTAAGGTGCTTGAATGGCGTATGATGGAATATTCAACATTGACAAGTTGGGGGAGTAATCCACAGACGTTCCTTGTGAATATCAAGTCTGCTACTGCTGACCAGGTAAAGGAAGCTGTTGATTTCGTCCGGAAAGCGTTCTTGCAGCATGGATATAGTGATGAACGTTTAAAAGGATACGATATGGAATTAAGTTTATTACTGAAGAGCCTCAACGGTGGTGCCGTTGTCTCATGTCCTCATTGTGGTTATCAATTTGATTATGATGCAGAAACAGAGCATACCTTTGCCCAACAGGTATTAGATTATGCTGCTGATTATCAGAGATGGATAACACAGGACATTGTAAGGGAAGAAATGGAGAAGCTCACTCCGGAGATTAGAACCCAAGTAATTTCTCTTATTGATTCTGTCAAATCAGAAAAGAAAGAATTTACTCAAAAGGGTCTACAAGACCTTATGAATTATGTAAGATGTCCCCACTGTTGGGGAAAAGTATATCGTTCGAATGCTATTCTGCAAAACACTTCTGAAGATACCACCGGAAAAAATGAGCCGTCTGTTGACACTCAAGAAAAGAATGACGGGGAAAATGGGAACGATGAAGTAACGATTAAAGCCGCTGATAATGGCACTTTACTCGATTTCAAGAGTTTGAATAGCTGTTTCGAGAATAAATAACTTAAAATTTAAATTTTATGCCTAAAAAATTTACAGTATCAGATTTTAATCTGAAAACAGACGGTCTGCCGGCAGAACAGAAAACTTTCATGGAAAACATTGTCGGCATGATGTGTGAAGTAGTTAACAAGTCACTTGAAGGATTTGCCTCACCGGAGGAGGTAACGAAACAGTTTGGTGACATCAATAATCTATTGAAAGCCTATGATGGAGAAAAGTTCCAGCAATTGGTAAAGGACAACGAGCAACTTGTAGAACAAGTTAAAACTCTAGGTGAAAGTATCGAGAAAATGAAGCAGAAAGGTCTTTCTATGGATACTATCAACAAGTTCGATGAGAAGTTGAACGAGATGCTTGATTCTGAAAAATTCAGAGATTTCGCAGAAGGAAAAACACGCAAATCAGGAGAATTTGACGGCTTCTCCTTGAAAGATGTCGTTTCCATGACTGACAATTACACCGGTGATTTGTTGATTACTCAACAACAGAAACGTGTTGTGACTCAGGTTGCCAACAAAAAGTTGCATATGCGTGATGTATTAACGACGTTGACTGCTGATCCTGCATACCCTCAACTTGCCTATGCACAAGTATATGCTTTCAACCGCAATGCCCGTTTTGTAACAGAGAATGGGCATTTGCCTGAATCAAGCATCAAGGTAAAAGAGATACAGACAGGAACTAAGCGCCTTGGTACTCATATCCGTATCTCAAAACGTATGTTGAAATCAAGAGTGTACATTCGTTCCTACATCTTGAACATGCTTCCTGAAGCTGTTTGGATGGCAGAAGACTGGAACATCTTGTTTGGTGACGGTAATGGTGAGAATTTGCTTGGTATTATTAATAATACTGGGGTGACTTCTGTAGAGAAGATTATCAGTACAGCCATTGTTACAGGTGCCGCCGGTGCTGTAAAAGCTATTACCGGATATAACGGTGATAAGGATGTGATTGTAGAGTTTGCAGAACCACAGGATTTGATTCTTGATGGAATGAGTATCACGTTCGCTGGTGCCGCTGTTCTTACAGAACTGAACAAAACACACGCTCTTGTGAAAATGGAAGATGGGCGTATCCTTATTCCTGGTGTCGCGTTCTCTGGTGCTGAAACTGCTACGGATAAGATGACATTCAGTGTTCATGAAGCCGGCTTTAAGAATATTGAGGAACCCAACTCTGAAGATGTAGTGAAAACTGCTTTCGCCGCAATGACATATGCCCAGTATTTTCCGAATGCTATTATTCTTAATCCAATGACTGTTAACGGTATGGAATCAGAGAAAGATACGACAGGACGTAATCTTGGTATCGTTAAAATGGTTGATGGGGTGAAATATATTGCCGGTCGCCCGATTATCGAGTATGGTGGTATTCTTCCTAGTAAGTATCTTTTGGGTGACTTCAACCAAGCCGCAAATTTGGTTGATTATACCACTTTGACACTTGAATGGGCTGAAGATGTGGAGACCAAGCTTTGCAACGAGGTTGTATTGATGGCACAAGAAGAAGTTATCTTCCCGATTTATATGCCGTGGGCTTTCGCTTATGGGGATTTGGCCGCATTGAAGACTGCAATAACTAAAGCGTAGGATTATGGATTACATACTTAGAGGTAACGATAAGGATGTAACCAATGTGCTTAAAGAGCAACGCATTCGGATTAATAGAGGGATGATTCAACTCATCCCTATTTCCGAATGTGGTCTTGTTACAGAAGAAGATGCCCGAAAGACATTGGAATGTATGCTTGCAGAGAAAAATGAAGAGATTGGCAGGCTTACTGTATCCATTGTAGAGAAAGATAAGACAATTGTTGAACTGACAGAAGAGCGTGAAACAATGAAAGCTCGCATTGCAGAACTTGAAGTACAGGTGCCTTCTGATGAAAAGAATCTTCCGGTTGCCGATTCAAAAGATTTGCAAGAGGAAGATGCCAAGGAGGTAACTGTTACAGATGATAAAGCCGTTTCCGTAGAAGATGAAAAGAAAACCGGGAAAGGCAAGACTTCTAAATAACTATCGCTATGTTGATTGATGTTTCATATTTTATGTCAGGTCCCAGGCATATTGAGAATGTTTCGGTCGCTGAAATGCCTTCGCCCCAATCTCTTGCTGTGAATGAGGTGATAAATGGGTATATTAAGGCATTTCAGCCCGAATTTCTCCGGAATGTTGTTGGTGTGACTCTTTCCCAAGCTATCACAGATTATTTGGAGCTTATTGAACGGGAAAAGGAAGATTCTTTAGATGAAGTTGATATTTCAGAAGAGAAGGAAGCCCCCCAGTCCGGATATGCAGTATTATGCGAGAAGCTGTGTGAACCGTTCGCTGACTATGTCTTTTATCATATTCTTCGTGACGCAAACACCCAGGCTACAATAACCGGGCTTGTCCGTTTGAAATGTGCTAATGAATATATAGCTCCTTTGAAGAGACAAGTAAGCACATGGAATAGCATGGTAGAGAAGAATAAACAGTTTGTTGAATGGGCTATGTCGAATGATTGTCCTTTCGATGTGAAAATAACCAAGAATCTTTTGACCCCAATTAATGCTTTCAATTTATGATAGATTTAGATATAACAGAACTGTTTGAGGAGATTGTAAAGGAACTTCCAGAAGGGCTTGAAATTCTCTATCCAAATGGGAAAGGGGGAACTAAAGTTATGAAGTCCCCAAGGTTGAATTACATCTTCGGTAGCAGTCAATATATCAAAGATATTTTAGATGAATACAGTAAGTCTTCTGCCCAGTCTGAAAGGAAGTTTCCATTGGTTGCACTATTCACTCCAATTAGTGAGGATAGAGGTGATGCGGATTATTTTTCAAAAGCAAAGGTTTCGTTAATTATAGCATGTTCTTCTTGTAAAGAGTGGAGCAATGAGATGCGCAGAACCACATCTTTTAAAAATATCCTTCGGCCAATCTATAAACGTTTATTGGAAGTATTATATGAAGATTCTCGGTTCGACTGCGACTATGACGAAAAAGTGAAACATAGTTATTCAGAAAACTATTCATATGGCAGATACGGAGCCTATACAGATTCCGGTGAGGCTGTGAGCGAGCCGATTGATGCCATAAATATACGCTCGATGGAAATAAAAATTAATAATCTTAATTGTAGAAGAAAATGAGAAAGATTAGAACGTGTAAGGGTTCCCGGATGAACACTGGTAGTTCTGCTTGTAGCATTGACTGGAAAAAGGTCAAAGGTGCTATCTTGACAGAACATGGTGTCAAACTCCCTGCTGATATAACAGGTGAGAAGTTGCTCGAATTGTGCCATGCAGACCGTCCCGGGCGTATTTACCCTATTTTGCCATTCCTGGAGTATGCCAAGAATGGTGGAGAGCCTCAAGTTAATCCTGTAGGGTACGGTGCAAGTGAATACAACGGGCTTAGCGCTCAAACAGACACCTTCACTTTGAAGAAATTTGATGAGGTTTTGAATGCCCAGCTTCTGAAATGTGCCAATAAAGGATGGGACGTTTACTTTTGGAATCAGGATAATATGTTGATCGGTTATAATGATGACACTGATATCCTTGCCGGTATTCCGATGTCTACTGTTTATCCGACCGTGACACAGTACCCGACCAGTAGTGCTAAGTCTGCGATGACTGTTAGTTTTTCACATGAAGATGTGGAAGACAGCCAATTGCACTTTGACTACGTGCAGTTAGACTTCAATCCCAAGAATTTCGTTAAAGGCTTGGTTGATGTTGTGTTTCAAAAGTTGGAGGCCGAAAATACTTACAAAATAGTTGAAGTTGTTGGTGGTTATGACCGTACAGAAGAATTTGGCAGTCTTATTGCTGATGGTGCTGCTGAAGTTATGAATAACGTAACTTCTGCTACGTATTCGGATGGTATCATTACCATTGTTCCTAAAGCTGGGGCGGTTCCTTCGTTGAAAGCTCCTTCTGTATTGTATGAAAAAGGAATCAGAGGTATTGAGCAGGTGTCATGAAGGTAGATAATGTTACGTTCGTCGAGGTTGCTGTGAAGGGCATGACGAAGGAAGAGTTTATTAATGCGCACATTAAAGTCGTGTGGCAGGAACTGAAGGAAGCTGACCGCAAGAAGAAGCTCTCGGAAGTGTACGATGCGATAACTAAGTAACCGACGGGCTGGGGTGTGATTACAGCCCGGCCCGTTATATTTTTACTGTATGGCAGATTTTGATGAATTACATAGAGTTATTCATTCCATTGCATCCGGGTTTGAAGAGGAATGTATTAGGTGTATGGAAGAACATAAGAATGTGCTCGTTGATTGCATTCAGGAGCAATTATATTCCGGTCTGGACGGTACTGAACATCTATTGAATCCTGATTATGATACTGACACCTATTTTAACGAGCCCGGTCCCTGGCAGAACCGTGCGGAACAATATAAACGATGGAAGGAGAGGATAACTCCACCTCTTAGAAGTGAGATGCTTTATTTGCCACCGCGTCCGGTTGAGGTACCTAACCTCTTTATTACTGGTACTTTCTATGATAGCATAACTGCCGATAGAATTGATTCCGGGCTTCGATTCTCAACGAAAGGATTTACGGACGGTAGTTCTATTGAGAAGAAATACGGTGAGCAGATTTTAGGCATTGGTGATACAGCTAAAGAGTACTTTAATATTATGTATCTCCGTCCCTGGATGGAACGTTTCTTTTCAGAATGTGGATATCGGTAGAAAATGGCTTGTAGTTGCGAAATAAAAAAGATGCAGAGTGAACTGGAACGTATCAGTGATCTTGCAAAGAAAGCAGCTGTCTTGGATGGTTGCATGTATGTCGTTTATCAGAAAGAAGATGGTACCTATGCTTTTGATAAACTAGGAGTTGAGATAAAAGGAAAGATTGTTGAATATAGACATTACCTGTAATTATGGCAGATTTAAAATTAAAAGATTTCGTTGATGAGAACGATTTGCAGAAATTGGTGGAGCTTGATAATACTATTGAGCGTGTGAGGGCTGATTATGTTAATGCGGCCAAAGAATTAGCAAAAGGTTTGAAACTAAATGTAGAAGGCGTTGCTGATCTTGAAAAGTTGAGTAATCTTTATAATACCCAAGCAAAAACGGCTGGCTCTGCATCTGCTGAATTAACCGAGGCTCTTAGAAAACAGTCTGAAATAACTCAAACTGTCAGTAAGAAGATAGAGGAAAAGCTAAATGTAGAGAAATTATCTGCTGCTGAATTGAAGAAACTAACCAAGGCAAACTCGGATAATGCTGCGTCCTTGGAAAAGGCTGTTAAAGCGGAAGCTAACTTGACAAAAGCGCAGAATGCCGGTAATACTACTCGTAAGAAAGCTGTTTTATCTGAAGAAGAACGTTTAAAACTTATCAGAACTGCTATTACCTTGACTAATCAGGAAGTACATAGCCGTTCACAAGCAAAGGAAATGAATAAGCAGCTACAAAAGGCTGTTGATGTTTTGAAAGATACGGATGAAAACTATATTCGTACACTTGCCCGTCTTAATTCTACTATTGGAATCAACACTGATTACATAAAGCGAAATTCCGATCGATATAGTCAACAGAAAATGACCATTGGTGCATATCGGGAAGAAGTAAAGGCGGCATGGATTGAAATACAGAACGGTAATAAGTCCATGCAGAACATGGGAATTATTGCCCGGAATGCTGGAATGATGCTTAAAACGGAGATGGCTCCTGGGCTAAACAAAGTTGGTGCAGGATTGAAAGGGTGGGCTGCTGGATATATTGGTGCACAAGCTGTTGTTAGTGGAGTTGTTGCTTTATTTACAAAACTGCGTGAAGGAGTAGGTGATATTGTTAAATTTGAATTAGCTAATAGTAGGCTTGCTGCAATATTAGGAACCACTTCTGATAAAGTGAAGGAGTTAACTGCGGATGCTCAACGTTTGGGTGCTACAACGAAATACACTGCATCCGAAGCTACGGATTTGCAAATAGAACTTGCTAAACTAGGTTTTACTCGAAAAGAAATATTAGATGCAACAGAGCACGTTCTAAAATTTGCACAAGCTACCGGGGCAGAATTAGCAGATGCGGCTTCATTGGCAGGTGCTTCTCTTCGTATGTTTAATGCTGATACAAGAGAAACTGAAAGATATGTGTCTGCGATGGCTGTCGCAACAACCAAAAGCGCATTGTCGTTTTCATATCTCGCTACTGCATTACCAATTGTTGGACCGGTTGCAAAAGCCTTTAATTTCAGTATTGAAGATACTTTGGCTTTGTTGGGTAAATTATCGGATGCCGGCTTTGATGCTTCAATGGCTGCTACTGCTACCCGTAATGTTTTTCTAAATTTAGCTGATAGTAATGGAAAGCTGGCAAAGGCGTTAGGTAAGCCCGTTAAAACATTGCCTGAGTTAGTTGAAGGATTGAAATCGCTAAAAGAAAAAGGGGTAGACTTGAATACTACTCTTGAATTAACTGATAAGCGTAGTGTTGCCGCTTTTAATGCCTTTCTCACCGCTGTTGATAAAATATTACCACTTAGAGAACAGATTACTGGTGTAGAACGTGAATTGGGCGATATGGCTCACACGATGGGAGATAATGTTCATGGAGCTCTTGCTAACTTATCTTCAGCATGGGAAGCGTTTATGCTTTCTTTCTCCGAGTCAACGGGACCTGCTAAGGAGTTTCTTAATTGGATGGCTGATAAAATAAGAGGTATCGCCAATGATTTGAAATCTCCTGAAGAAAAAATAGAAAAGATAGATTATAATTTTAGAACACTTGCAAAAAAAGATGCGAACAAAAAGTTATTGGAAGTAGAAAAAGATTTTCAGGCAGAATATAAGAGGCTTATTGATGCTGGTGATACAGAGGAACAAGCATACACAAAAGCTGTTATTCAAATGAAAAATAAACGTATTGAAGTAACGGCCCAAGAGAGAGAAGCTTTAAAACGGATGAAAACTCGTACTCAATATGCAACATCAGAGTTTGAAGATATGTCTTGGATAAAGAATGGTGCTGCTAAAATGTTTGGCTATTACACGTCGGAAGCAGAAAAAGCGGATAAGGCTCAGTTGGAATTTTCTAAAAACTTATTCAAAATAGCATCTAGCGATGAGTTTAATCGTGGACTTGATGTGATTGCAGAAAAGTTCCGTCCAAAGGGTAACGACAAAAATGGTTCAGGTATAACAGTCCTTACTGATAAAGAAAAACGTGAACAGGAAAAAGCTCTCAAAGAGAAGCTGAAAATTCATGAAACTTATCAGGAGTCAGAACTAGCTCTTATGGATGAGGGACTGGAGAAAGAACTTGCTAAAATTGGTGTTGCTTACTCGAAGAAGATTGCTGCCGTCAAGGGTAATAGCAAAGAGGAAATTGCTACACGTCAGAATTTAGCTAAGGAAATGCAGGAAAGGCTAGATGAGTTTACTATTAAGTATAATTCTGATCGTGAGAAGAAGGATGTTGAGAACGCTCTTGCTGTTGTAAAAAAGGGGTCCCAGGAAGAACTTGATTTGAAATTGCACCAGTTAGAATTGCAACGTGAAGCAGAAATTGATGCAGCAGAGAAAACAGGTGAAGATGTAATATTGATAGATGAAAAATATGCTAGGAAAAAACAAGAGATTTACGGAAAGTATGCTTCTGATCAGGTAGCATTGATTGCGGAAAATGCAGCCCATGAGCAAGAGATACGTGACGCTGCGTATGTAATGGATATGCTTGCTCTTAAAAAGAAGTTAGCATCCAAGCTAATAACAGAAGAGCAATATGCGATAGAGGAATACAATTTACAACTTGAATATGCACATAAGACTACTGAAGCAGCGATTGAAGCTTTGGAACTGGAATTAACCGTTGAGAATATTACTGCTGAAGAACGTACTAAGATTGTTACTCAGTTGTATGTTTTGAAGGCTGCTCTCGCTAAAAAGGAGGCAGAATTACAGATAAGTGCTATTCAAAATATTACTAAAGCTGAAGATAAAGCGTTAAAAGAACGCCAAAAGAATCTCAAAAAATGGTTGCAAACTGCATCACAAGCTGTAGGGACTATTGGAAATCTTGTTTCTACACTTTATGATGCTCAAATTGATAAGATAGAGGAAGAGCAGGATGCTAATGATGAAAAATATGATAAAGATGTTGAACGGGTTGATAAACTGGCAGAGTCAGGTGCTATTTCCGAAGAAGAAGCAGAAGCGCGTAAACGTGCTGCAAAATCTTTGACAGAAGCAAAAAATGCTGAACTAGAAAAACAAAAACAAGAAATGGCACGTAAACAAGCCATTTGGGAAAAGGCGACTAGTGTCGCTCAAGCTGGAATAGCCACTGCACTGGCAATAACTGAAGCTTTACCGAATATTCCTTTATCTATTGTTATTGGTGCCATGGGAGCAATTCAGGTTGCAACTATTCTTGCAACTCCTATTCCTTCCTATGCAGACGGTACTAAAGGTAATGATAGGCATCCTGGCGGTACCGCTTTAGTTGGTGATGCTGGTAAACATGAGGTTATCATGTATTCTGGAAAAGCATGGATTACTCCTGATGCTCCAACTTTAGTTGATATTCCTAAAGGTGCACAAGTCTTTCCTGATGTTGATAAGGTAGATATCTCTAATTTTGATATGCCGGATTGGGACTTTCCTACATTTTCACCGACATATTTTGCATCTTCTTCCGGTGACACCATTGTTTTCAATGATTATTCCCGATTAGAAAAAAGAGTTGATAGAACAAATCTCCTTTTGATGAAGAGTCTTAAAATGCAGCGTCAGGATGCGTCTAACCGTGATTTTGAACTGTATAAGTTGTCTAAACTGAAATAGCTATGATTGAAAGATTAAATCAGATAACATTGAATGATTTCATTGAGCTTTCATGTGGAAACTATGCTTGTTTGCTTTCGGGTCGCGGATCTGTGTCTGAAAGCATGCTTAAAGAGATGGCATCTAAATTAATTATCGAATACAGAAGCATTGTTAATCCTTCAGGTATGCAGGCTATGATTATGGACAAAGAGGATATGGTGAAGGAACGTGCCAAACTATTGAGCCTTCGTATATGTCAGACTCTTGTTTCTCTTGGCTTTTATGATGATGTTCGTCAGGTGTTGGGCCAACTAAATGTAGATATCCGGGATATGAGTGATGAGCAAGTTATATCGAAGCTTGATTATTTACTTCATTCTGCAATTTTTGAGCAAAAACGGAATGAGGAGAGACGCAGTGAGGAACATAAAGGAAGTAAGGCTACTCCTGAACAAATTCGTTCTTCTTTTGATGCAGAGATTGCTTTTCTAATGACATTCTTTAAAATGAGTATTGATTCCCGCGTAATTAATGCTGCTGTCTATGCGAATATCGTTCATCAAGCTGATGTTGAAATATCGATCAGAAAAAGAAGCACATGATAATATTGGTATTACATATATGCTGTAATTCGATTAATTTTTAATTAAAGCGAATTATTTCATACAGTCGTTTGTACATCTCCTTTAGAATCACAAACGACTTTTTTATGAATAGAAAAAACAGCATCCATTGTATAAATAGGCATTTATACAATGTTTTATTGTCAGAATTACGTACATTAGAGACGAAGTGTAATCGGATAACGGCAGAAGTGTCCGAGGTAAAAAAAATGATTGCCTTATTGCCCCCCGATATAGGCACTCTTATTAGTTCAATCGAGCGTTCTGCTAAGGAAATGCACGAACAAAGTATCATGCACCGGAAATATGTGGAAAGGTGCATTAATGGCGAACCGAAGATACACCTAATAAGGAGGGCTGACAATGGACTTTGAAAAGGAATTATCAGAAATATATCCTTGGATATTAAAGGTGGCAAGAAAATTCTGCTGTTCCATGCAAGATGCTGAAGACTTAGCCGGTGATACAGTTTATAAGCTACTTGTGAATCGTGATAAATTTGATTGTTCTAAACCACTTCAACCGTGGTGCCTTATTATAATGAGGAATACTTATATAATAAGATACAATAGAAATTCCCTTATACATTTTACAGGGCTTGATATGGTAGACGGAAGTGCCATTTCTAACTGTACAGCTCATTCAATACTGTTTGATGATTTGGTTTCCACAATACAACGGTGTGCTAAAAAATCCCGTTGTATTGATAGTGTGATGTATTATGCTAGTGGGTATTCATATGATGAGATAAGTGAAATCCTGAACATTCCTGTTGGAACTGTAAGAAGTCGTATTTCTTCTGGTCGGAAAATGCTACTTCAAGAATTCAAATATTAATAGTGTGACTTATTAGAGAATTAACTTTATAATATCACGAAAATATATTATGTTTGAATATTTAATTTTGAATAATTTTTTTATAAACTATAATGGATGAAAAAATAATAACCACAAATGAATTGGAGGTACTTGCTAATGAATTTTATGGTTCTAAAATAACGCAAGAAGAGTATTTTTCTAGGTTGGATGATATAGATTGTTATCAGGCACATTATTTGAAAGCACGTGTGTATTTGGATAAGCAAGATTTATCTAACGCAATGATAGAAATTAATACTTCTATTCATATGATTGAAGCGTATGATGAAAATGATTTAAAGTGTGAGTTGGGAACTTTTTTCCCTTCTTTGCAAGCATATGTTTATAGAGCTGCAGGAGAAATATATGCAATCCTAGGTGAACAAGATAAAGCGACTGAATTTTACATAAAGTCACAGTATTATTCTATCCAATTAAAGTCTGATTTTGACGGTGTAAAGTCAGGAATTGTTTATTCATTTAGAAGTGTGAGTATTTATTCTTTGTCTGATTTAATATCAAATACTATAACAGTGTGTCATCCTTCTAAAATGAATGACCCCTTTGATAGTCTATTTCTTTTGTGGTCAAGTGAAAGTAATTTGAATAGAATTTGTAAAAATAATGCTCATATAAAGCCTTTCAGTGACTCTTTTCAATATTTTAAAATTAGAAGTTTTGTCGGAAATAAAAAATTAAGTTTAGATAATAACCTAATAAGAAAGGTGGTCATGTGGTCTCATTATGCTGATGCTCATAAAGGTTTTTGTATTAGATATAAACTTTCAACGGTATTTATAAAACAGGCTCAGGGTAATGGTTATTCTCATAAATATTTAAAGAGGGTGCATTATCTCTCTAAAAATGAGAAATGTGATATTTTAACTAAAAAGAAAGATACAAATAGTTTGTTTATATGGAAATCTACAGAATGGAAATATGAAAATGAAATAAGATTAATTAGTTATGACCCAAGCTGTAAAGATGATCATCTTCAAATTCCTCTTGATAAGAACTCTATGATTGAAGCGATTTATTTCGGTTATAGATGCGTTGAAAGTAATGTAAAGAATATAATGCAAATTTTAGGAGAAGGAGTTCAGTATTTTAAGATGGATTATGATCCTAATAACGTTTATAAGTTGAAAGTGAATAAAATCTTATATAAAGACTATATTGATACATAGTTTTTAAGTTGATTCCGGTTACCTTATAAATTCTATTTTTACTAGATAATTTCGTAATATGCTTAAAATCTGATGCTTACATCTGTGTTTTGTAATGCGTGATTTTCAAGAATTTAGCCAATCGGAAAACCGGTTGGCTTTTTCTATATATTTGCTCGTGAACGTTCAAAAGGAGTTAAAATGCTTTGTAAATATGTACTTACCGTTGATAGTATTTCCTATGATATTCCCAAATCTTGTATTCAGAATTGGGATGAAATAAAGTTTTCCCGTAAACGCTCCGGACTTGAAGGAATAACTAGAACCTTTACTTCAAAATTCCAGTTTGTGGGAGAAGCCTATGATCTCATATTGGAGGAGTATTTGAGCAAATACCTAGCTTCTAATGCTAGTATCACTGTTTATACTATAACTAATTCTCATACTTATGAAGAATTCTTCAGTTGCCGACTGGATTTCGGTTCATTGACCTATGATGGAAATACTGTTTCTATTAATTCGATAGATGATAGTGTCGCTAATATCATAAAGGCTAACAAAGGAACGCAGTACGAATATTCGGTAGATGAGATAAAAGATGTATATCAGCTTTATTATGATAGACTACCGTTTAATTACTACGCGAACTATATATGTGGTGGATACTCTTTAGAAGATGGAGGGCAATATGTTGATTTCTCAAGAGATATAACAGGAAAAACTATATTCCAGTCTCTTCCATTGGAAGTCGTAGAAAAAGACTTACCAGAATCAGATAGTCCTGTAGAAATAAATTCTGTGACTTTAGATACTTCTGTACCTGCTTTTTTAAGGGCGCATAAACCAGTCAAGGTATATATAACCCCCGAATTCAACTTTTATTTAGGCAGAGGAGATGTAATGTTGACACTTGCTAAAGTTGATGGGAACGGTACCACAAGCACTATTGCGAGTTGGATAAATACCGATTATTCAGGAAATACACATACAACAGAAAAAGACACTTATAGACCCGAACAATATCGGGATGTTTATGCAATAGATCTTCAAGATGGTGAATGTCTTCAATTTGTCATACATGATCCGATAGGTAATATGAATGTTAACGGACCTGGAAAGGTGTATTTTTCTAAATATTCACTACAGATTAAATGGACTTCAATAGCATCACCTATCAATATAGATGTGGTAAAACCTATTACTGTTCTGAATAGTTTGCTCAAAAGTATGAATGGTGGTAAAGGGGGTATAAAAGGCGAGATAGCTTCCGGTGTAGACAATCGGTTGGACAATTGCCTTATTTTGGCTGCCGAAAGTATTCGTGGGATATTGTCTGCTAAATTATATACCTCATATACGAAGTTTGTAGACTGGATGGAAGCCTGTTTTGGCTTTGTTCAGAAGATTGAGGGGGATATTGTAAAGTTTGTCCATCGTGACAGCTTATTTACTTTTAATGGTAATAAGAATATATCAAGAAACATTTCAGATTTTCAATTTAAAGTAGACAGTTCTAGGATATATGCACGAGTTAAAGTTGGTTATGATAAAGTTGATTATGAATGCTTGAATGGTCGTGATGAATTTCGATTTACTGCTGAATATACTACTGGATTGCAAGTAACAGATAATACACTAGAGTTAGTGAGCCCTTATCGTGCAGATGCTTATGGCTTGGAAATCGTGTCACAGAAAAGGGGAAGTAGTTCTACTGATAACGAAAGTGATAATGATGTGTTTATCGTTGGCGCAATGCTCGCTTATAATAAGGTTATTGGGAAAGCGGAATATGTACTAGAAAGGAATGCGGATTGGAAGATTGCAGGTGTTCTAAATCCTGATGCAATGTTTAATGTTATGTATTGGCAGAAAGCTATGTTGAAAGCTAATGCTAAGTATATTGGCATGTTCGCTGATTCTCTTCATTATGCTTCTTCGGATGGGAATAGCAATGTTATAGTCAATGATGTGAAATTAACTGATGACTTTATACTTGAAGAGCATTTGGTCACTTGTGGAGATGTTTCATTTACAACCTTTGATGAGGATATTCCACAAACAGATGATGGAACGATTAAGATTCAAAAAGGTGGCCTTGTTTACGAAGGTTACATCAAAGAGGTGAGTAGTACAGTTGAGAGAAACGAGGGAGTGAAGTATGATTTATTTGTCCGTTCAATAACAAAAGCCTAGAATATGATTATAAGTCCGTTTACCCCACTGTTTTTTTCTCCGTCTACCGATAAATTTGGAGCGAAAAGTAAATATGTGCAGTTATTCGCACGTACAGACAGGATTTTTGTTGAATTGATTTTGACACCCAAAGAGCAGGAGCCTATTGTTTACATTAATAATCTTTTAAGTAATATATCTACACTTGTATCATTAAGCTCATGGAAGATGAATGATGATAAGATTCTCTATTTCTATAACATTTCATTGCTTCCATGTGGATATTATACTGTAACAGTTAATGGGAATACGAGTGAGATTTTTAAAGTTACGGATGATGAGTGTGAGTTATCAGAAACCAGCCTTATTCAGTATTCAATGAAAGATAATAAGCAGCGTCTTGATGCTGTCTGGTGGATAGATGGGATGCAATACTTTTTTGATTTTCGAGTTCCTGGTGGTTTCAAAGATAACGGATGGACGTTCGGTGTGGATAATGAGCAGTTCGTGACTTCTGATGAGGATATTGTTGAGCTATTCAGCCACGAATATACAACTATATTATTCACGCTTGGAAATGGGATGGGATGCCCTGTATGGTTTGCTGAATTATTGAATCGTGTCTTATGCTGTAATTACGTCTACTTTGATGGTATTCGATATGCAAGAAAGGAAAGTAATGTTCCGGAACTTAACCAGCAAATCGAAGGATTGAAGAGTTTTGTATTCAATCAAATGTTACAGAGGGTAAAAACGATTAATCCTGTTTTGGAGTGGAACAACCAAATGTCTATAAGAAGAATTCAAAATGATACTTATAGGATAACATCTGACAGTGGAGAGTTGAGGAGCATAAAGTCTGGTGGTGAAGCTGTAGAAGAATATACGTCAGTAATCACCGGTAAGTTGTATGTGCATTATCAGAAGATTATGACTAGTCTTTTTACATCTCATAATTATAGTTGTAAAGTGATTTTGGATAAACCGGCTAATAGTGGGGTGACGTTCATGATACCTTTTAATCTCACAAGCGCTGGTGTCGTAACTTCGGAAGTTAATCAGATTACAGTTGTCTTGGGAGGTTATTCGAATGAAGTTCAATTTTCTCAAAAGGGAAGTTCATACGATATTGATTTATTATCAGGAGGTATATTAGAGTTCTTGAAAGGAACTGATGATAGGACTTATTATGAGGTGACTTGGGACGGTGAATTTGTTGATACGTTACCTGTTGCTTCTGATGAAGTTTCTGATCCGTCATCAAATTAATATAATAGTTTTAAACAATAAAGATAGAATAAAATGACAGAGTCAGAGAAACAACAAATTATTAGCCTTGTGCTGCAAGCGTTGAAGACAAACAGTCTTACAATAGAACAACTGGCTGATACAACAGAGCTATCTAGAGATATGTATGTTGAAGTTAGTGGTGGTCGGAAAATATCTATTGATTTGCTTTCAAGTACCATTGCTAAAATGGTGAATGGGGATTTTGATGCATTAGTGGAGAATGTCAATAAGATTGCAAAAGATTTATCGGATGGAGACGCCGAGTTATTGAAACGTATAACAGGAGTGTCTGATAAATCCAATCCTTTGACTGACCCATTTAAAAGTATTGGCTCTTTTACTACTATTGGTAGCTTTAAAGATAAATTAAAAACAATGTATTCCGGGGATTCTTCTATTGGGAATTATCGGTGTATTTTGTCTGTTGATTCGTCTAAGATTCCTGTAAATATACAAATTGAACGGTTGGAGCTTAATAAGGTTTGTCAATCATTCACTTCGTGTATACAACTGGCTACCATGTCAGACAATGCCGAAGGTGTATATTTAGGTACAGTTTGTACAATCTCACGAATAGGTATTGTTTCCAATGAGAGTGTTGCATGGGGCAAATGGACTTCTGTAATAAATGACTTTGAGGAAAGGATAGGAAAAGCGAACGGTATCGCTCCTTTGAACGAAGAAAGTAAAGTTCCTTCTGAATGTCTGCCTGAACCGTTGTCTCTTGGGGAAGGTGAAGAAGAAGCTTTCCCCGGCAACCGTGGAAAGTCTTTGGAAGATACAATGAAAAATATCCCTTCCGATATAATCAAACCGGGTTCTTTCTCCGTCCTGTCTGACGCTTCCTATCTCGATGTGTATTTTAAGAAAGTGTCCAAAACAACCGGTAAAGAAACGGATGACAGCTTCCGTCTGCCTTCTGCTACCCTTGAACAAGCCGGCCTTTTGTCCGCCGAGGATAAGCAAGCCCTTGAGGATATGAAGAGCGGCACGCCCGCTGACGATGTAACACACCCCATCGTCATTGTTGATGAGATCCGCCCATTGAAAGACGGCTACTATACCCTTGAAACCGCTATTGCCGCCATTGTCTCCTATCAACAGGAATCTGGCGTCAAATATGAGCGAACGGGTCTCATCATTACTTACAAAACAGGCGAGTATGAAATGGAAACCCGGCAGTTCCAGGGTGCTGTGTCCGATTTTGCGACCCCTTCTCTTTGGAAACCCTTCGGGAATGGTGGTGGCGGTTCCGTTTTTGAAACTTCCGATGAACCGGCGGAAGGGGGAAAGGACGCCTTTTCAACTGGTGGCGCCTATGCCTATGTTCCGGCTAACCTCGACGTAAACGTGGAAACAGAAGGCATTGTAAAACTTCAGATGAAGAACGCTGCCGGTGAAACCCTTGGCGATGAAGTGCAGTTCGCTATCGGCACGGGTGGCGGCGGTCAAACTGGTGGTACCATTGTTGCCATTGCTTTCCAGTCGACACCTGTCTATGGCTCTTACGGCTCCACGCTACGAACCTTTGCCGCCATTCGTTCCGTGACCTCGAACGGTGTCGAATCCTCTGACAACCTGATTGAGAAACTGGAACTCGTAGACCGTGAAAGCGGGCTTACCGTCTGGACTGAAACCGTCAACAAAGCATCTTCCGGTGACATGAAGGACTTCTCCTTTGAACTGGACTTCACCACATACTTTACGGCTGCCGGTACTCGGAAATTCAAGCTGATAGCCACTGACGAAAGCGGCAACACCGGTTCCAAGAATGTCAATGTAACAGCTGTTGATATTACCTGTACCTGTGTGCAGGTGCTCAACTATACCCCTGAAACTCTGCTTACTCCGACAACTGAAAGTTTCAGCCTTCCACTCTATAAGTTCGGAAACAACACCTCTGATAAAGGTATCAGTGCCCAGGTTGACATCAAGATTAATGGTGAATGGCAATCCCTGTCTACCACCGTTGTAAATGACAACTACTCGCACTCCGTTGTAATCCGCCCTGCTTCCCTCGGCCTAGAACACGGTACCTATCCCTTGCGCATCCAAGGAACGGATGTCGCATCCGGAGTGAAAGGAAATGTCATCTACACGGCTGTCATGGTAATTGACCCGAATAGTTCCACACCTCTTGTCGCCTTGAGATACGATGATAAAAACGGTGGAGTAGTCCGACTGTACGAAACCGTAGAACTTGATGTTGCCTGTTATGACCCGTTGGAAATGACTTCACCCGTCAGCGTGAAAGCCAATAACGTGCAGGTAACACAAATTGCTGCCAGTCGTAACAAAACCTATCAGGTCAAACAACAACTGCAGGGCTACAAGGCTGACGGCACCGATACGGTCAACTATACTGCCGTATGCAAGGACGTGACTAGCGAACCTGTCCGGGTGACAGTTAGCGGTTCCGCCATTGACGCCGCCATAAAAGAAGGCGCCATCTATAACTTTGACTTCTCATCCCGTACCAATCAGGAAACTGACCATAGCATTGTCAGCGGTAATTATGAAATGAAAGTGGACGGTGCCAACTGGACTACCAACGGTTTTGGCACATTCTTGGGTGAGAACTGCCTTCGCGTAGCCGAGAATGTGGGCGTGTCATTAAACCATGCCCCGTTTGCCGGCTCGTCCATCGAATCCAACGGTGCCGCCATCCAGTTCGCTTTCGCTTCCAAGAACGTGACCGATGATGATGCCCTGCTCCTTAGCTGCTATGACGAAACGTCCGGTGCCGGCTTCTATGTCACCGGCCGGGTGGTCGGCATCTTCTGTAACAATGGCGTTTCCCGTCGTGAAGAACGCGCCTATCGACAGGGTGAAAAGATAACCGTAGCCGTGGTTGTTGAACCTGCAAGCAACTACGTTGAACGTGACGGCACACGGTATTCCATGATGAAACTCTTCCTCAGCGGTGAGGAAGTCGCCTGCCTTGGTTATGTTCCGGGCGGCGGCTCCCTGATTCAGACCAAGTATATAACGATGGATGGCAAACTGGGTGATTTGTATCTTTATTACATGATGGCCTGGAACTCCTATATGGAATGGGCACAGGCGTTCAAGAACTACCTTGTCCGTCTGACCGATACAGAGGTAATGGTGAAGGAATACGCCTTTGAGGACATCCTTAAAAGCCAGACAGCCGAGGGTAGTACCCAAAGCCGCCCGTCGGCTGCCGAAATCTATTCACGCGGTATGCCTTACATTGTCGAATGCCCCTATGAAGGCTCCGATATAGAAGCACTGGACGGCACCACTTCCACCAGTACGAAGATATACATCACGCTCTATTACTTTGACCCCGAACGCCCGTGGCGTAACTTCAAGGCCGTGAGTGTCCAAACCCGCAACCAGGGAACCACCTCTGCCAAACGCCCGGTAAAGAATAAACGCTACTACCTCGCCAAGAGCAAAGGCAAAAACAAGGACACTCGAATCATATTACTTAATCCGGACGATACGACGGAGGAAGGACGCCGTGCAATAGCCTTGGCTGCCATCAACAAAGTACAGGTCGGTGATAATACAATCCCGGTCGATGTCATTACCGTAAAAGTCGATTACTCCGATTCCGGCAATGCGAACGACTGCGGCGCCTGTGAAATGATGAACGTTACATACCGTGCCTTGGGTGGTAACTATATGACACCTGTCCAACGTGCATTTGACGGAACATTTGACAGCGGTGACTTGCATATCGAAGATTTGCAGATGAACCACTCTACCGCCAATCACCCGGTAGCCACCTATCGGTGTAAGGATGACAGCCTGCAAAACGTCTATTTCCATGCCAAAGGCAACTGGAAAGAAGACAAAGGGGAACAGTTTGCCCTCGGCTTCAAAGATACCCCCGGCTATAACAAAGGTTGCCTGAATTATGGTGACTTCATAGAGTTCTTCGGTACTCCTGACGAAACTTTAGACGCAATTGAGATACGCTTCAAACAGACTGACGGCCTCGATACGGACAGTGTGTACCTGCTTTCCCTGTATTGTGGCAGCTCATACCGGATAATGAGGTACCAGGATGGTGTCTGGAAAAAGCAGTCCGGTTCCATGAAGTATGAAAACGGCAAATGGAATGTCACCGGTGACATCCTGAATCCGGTTGAAGGCTTCGAACTTCTTAACTACCAAGGTATGGACTGGTTTCAGGGCGTCGGTTCTGTTCAGGATATGATGGCCATGAAAACGGACAAGTCCTCATGGGTTCAAAAACTCGTGGATAACGGAACTATCTCTGCTGATACCTTCCCGGCATGGACTTACTACTTTGAATCGCTTGTCGATGATGACCAGCTCGCCATTGATTACGCTTTGGGTAAGAAAGTGCCGTATAACCTCTACCGATGGTTGCGCTTCTGTGATTCCTGCGATTACTCCAAAGGCGGGAACTGGCAAAGAACATGGAAGGAAAACCTGTATAAATACGCCTGCCCAGAAAGTGTCTTGAGTTATGACATCTTCACCGACTACCTTGCCGCCACTGACCAACGCGCCAAGAATATGCAGCCGATGTGGTTCTTGGAAGAGTATGCTTCCGTAACAGACGGTGTGTACAGCTCCGAGGATGCCATGCGCATGTACCTGAATAAAATCTATGACTGTGATACGCTCAATAGCAAGGACAACGACGGTGGTTGCACGGTTGACGCCGAGGTGGACCCCAACCGGACGAGCGATGAAACATTCACTAACCCTTATGCTGGCTACGGCTCCGTTCTGTTTAATAACATCTATCTCCAGCAAGTAGTGTGGACTGACTCATCCGGTACGGAACTCTCCCTGCGTACCGTTGCCGCCGCCATGCGTAACGTTCAGGCGACCATTGACGGCGTCACCCTGCACCCGTTCTCACCCGAAGGAGCTACGCATTTCTTCATTGACAAACGGCTCAAAAAATGGCAGAAACTGGTTAGTTCTTACGACGGTGAACGGAAATACATCTCCTATACCGCCACCTCTGATGCTATTTACTTCTATGCCCTGCAAGGTCTTGGACTTACCGCCCTTCCGTCTTTCATCGAAAGACGTTGGCGTATTCGTGACGGCTATTTCCAAACCGGTGATTTCTTCAGCGGTGTAATTTCCGGGCGCGTATCTTCCAAATCAAACGCCACCATCCGGATTGTCGCTGCTAAAAACGGTTACTTCGGTGTCGGCAATGACGCTAGCGGCAACCTTTCCGAAAGCTGCTTCCTTGAAGCGGGCGAAGAATATGTATTCACCAACTTCTCACATGAGGAAGGCGCCTTGCTGTATATCTATCAGGCTGACCGCATGAAGCTGCTCGACCTGTCTGAAATCTCCCTGTCAAGTACGGTGAGCTTCTCCGCCATGCAACTTGTGGAAACCCTTATCTTGGGCTCTGACACCCATACAGAACAATCCATCGGTTCTTACGCACCGCTTACCTCGCTGAACTGCGGCGAAATGCCCTTCCTCGTATCACTCGATATCCGGAACACACAAATCGCTACGCTCGTCACCGACAAATGCCCACGTATCGCCCATATCAATGCGTCCGGTAGCAAACTGGAGAACATCACTCTTGCAGAGACTTCTCCGATTAATGACATCTCTCTTCCAGCAACAATGACAAGCCTCCGTTTTGTCGGTCTTCCTGAACTGACCTATACAGGTCTTTCCGCCCCGTCCGGCCTGCAAATAGAATCCATGCCGAACGTCCAACGCCTGCGTCTTGAAACGTCGCCTAAACTTGACGCCATTCAGATGCTCCGTGACGTCCTCGCTTCACAAACGGCATCCCGTAAACTTTCCATGCTCCGTATCTCGAACATGACACTGAAGGCTGACGGCTCCGAGCTTCTTGCCATTCTCGAATATGGAGTTGCCGGAATGGATGAGGACGGCAACAGACAGGATAAACCGGTAGTCAACGGCACGTATGAACTGACAGTTATCCGTGAAACGGATGAAATCGAATCCCTTGAATCCGGTATCGACGGCCTTGTCATCCTTACCGTCATAGATGCCTACATCGACCTGATCAACTGGTTCAATAATGAGTCTTATGGCGGAGAACCGTACTACGATAACGTAACGCTGGACAACATCAATGAAGTCCTTGAATATTATAACGGCGAAACCTACGAAGAATATCTCGAACGCTTCGCTGAAGACAATATGGATATTAATGATTTAATCAACAAGTAACTATGACGAATGAACAAAGCGCAACGCTGCTTCGCTTGAATAAACAGGCACAAGTGGCAGCACTGAACGCCGTGGGCTTCTCGGATGTCACCGAGAATTCCCGCGCATCTGAATTTGGACAACGTATCAAGTGGGCTGCCGGCCTGCTTGATTTGAATCTTGCCTGTAACCGCATCTCGGATAACTCCAAATGGTATTTCACCCGTGAGGAATGGGATTCCCTCACGGTTACCAACAAACAGTTGTTTATCAAACGCGGTCTTCGTATCCGGGCACATGGACACTCCTTCGTAATTTCCGCCCAGGAGTGCTATAATGCCGACATGACTACCACCTTCTACTGGGGCGGTCAGGGCAAAGCCATAGATGGCCTGAATCAAAAAGGACTGGGCGCCATGTATGGCTGCTTCACGGGTGAGGAAGATACTGACCTCATTATCGCAACTCTGAAAGACCAAAATAATAGTGGTGTGATCGGTGCGCCAGCTGCCGAAGCCGCCCGTGCATACCGTGCCTACACTTTGGAAAGTGACGGTATCGAGGATGAATCCAACTGGTTCCTTCCTTCATCTGGCCAAATGCTTCTGATGTACCGCTACCGCGATAAAATCAATGAGATGATGCGTACCTTTTGGAGTAGTGACAGTATGCTGATGACTGATAAATACTACTGGTCATCAACAATTTGGGATACTAACTCCGCCTGGGCGTTCGAACTGAATACCGGGCGTATTACGAATCAAAACAAAAATTCAGCCCTTCTTCATGTGAGAGCTGTTGCTTCCGAATAGTATTAACTTAATATTATACAATAAAATGGATAAAAATATCGCCAACGCCATGCTTCTGCGCTTGAATAAACAAGACCAGATAGAAGCCTTAAAATCAATAGGTTTTACAACCGTGAATGAAAACACCCCCGCAAGCGACATCGCCAAATATATGCAATGGTCAGGTACGCTTCTTGACCTTTCTTTGGCTACGCTCCGAATTGAAGACGGTGAACAAGTCTTTTTCACGGCTTCCGAATGGAACTCCATGAGCGCGAATAACCGCTCCAAGTATATCCGTATCGGCATCCGACTTCGCGCCGAATGCCACCAGTTCATTATCGCCAAAAGCGACTGCATTGACGCAGGCGGCAACAAAACGTTCAAATGGGGTGGCTACGGTACCGACCTGCGCGGCCTGAAAAACTACGGCAGTGGTAACCAAGGACTCTATGATACCTTCGACGGCAAAGAAAATACCGATGTTATAATAGAAACCCTTGCAGGCGTCAAGGACACCCAGGGAACTGTCGGTGCCCCTGCCGCCGAAGTTGCCAGAGCCTATAAAGCCTGTACGCTTGAATCTGACGGAATTGAAGATACAACCGTGTGGAACCTGCCCGCATTGGGTGAACTTATGCTTATGGCCAAGTATAAAACCGAAATCAATGAGCTCATAACTTCTATGTTTGGTAATCAAAATATATTTACAAACGACTGGTATTGGTCTAGTACCGAATATGACGCTTCCAGCAGTTGGGGCGTGGGCTTCACCTACGGCGTCGGCACGGGCACCCGCCAGCTCGCGTACCGGGTTCGTCCCCTCGCCGCAATAAACACTTTATCCCTTTAATTCTTTATCCCTTAGAGGGTTAACTAAATAAAAGCCCCGGTAGGGGCTTTTTGGTTTCACTTTTTTGAGCTAAAATTGTGTTAATTGCTTTACAGTTATTAACTTTGCGCCCTCTAATACATACATTAAAATATTAAAAAATTAACATGGCACTTACACAAGACCTTCCTATATCAAATTCGATGTATAAGCTTCTGAACCTTATCATTGATGCCCGGCAACAATTCCCCAAGGCGTTCCGGTATGAATTTGGTACGGAGTTGATGATGCTTGCCGTTCATTGTTGCGAATATATCCGTTATGCAAATACAGATATGAACCTTGAGCACCGTGCAGATTATCTGATGAAGTTTTTGTGTGAGTTTGATGCATTGAAATTACTGCTAAGAGTGTGTGAAGAACGACATTTGACCAGCCTGACTCAAACAGCCGAAATCTGTCTGCTTGCAGAGAGTATCGGTAAGCAAAGTACCGGCTGGTACAAAAAAACGGTTGCAGATCTCCAACGGCAAAAAGCTAACGGATCGCAACAAGTCGCAAAGCCGGAGTCATAATCGCCAAGGGGATTATGAGTGAGCAATTAGAATTATTTATTGGGCATCCCCCCGGTGATGAGCCGGGAAAGACTAAGATAGCGGATGCAACGGCTTCCAGCAGTTGGAACGTGAACTTCAACAACGGCAACGTCAACACGAACAACCGCCAGAACGCGAACCGGGTTCGTCCCCTCGCCGCAACAGGTAATATAATCTATGACATACTTCTTAGCAGTATTTTCGAAGCATCCGAAGATTGTGCCAGGCAGAAAAGAACGAGTACGGATTGTGTTGAGTTTTATAATGATTATCAGTCTGCATTGGTGCGGCTATGGTATTCTATTATTTACGGTGAATATGTACCGGACTTTTCAAAAGTATTCATACGGACTTACCCGGTATATCGGGAGGTTTTTGCCGCCGCTTTCATTGATCGTGTTGTCCATCACTGGATCGCTCTTCGTATCGAGCCGATTTTAGAGGAACGTTTTCGGGAACAAGGGAACGTCTCGAAGAACTGCCGGAAAGGTGAGGGATGCTTGTCTGCCGTGCACTATCTGAATAACATGATAGTCGAGGTCAGTGAGAATTATACTGCTGATGCGTACATTTTCAAAGATGACCTGTTCAGTTTCTTCATGTCTATCTCGAAATCGTTGGTATGGGAAATGCTGAACATATTCGTAAGGGACAATTATAAAGGCGATGATATTGAATGTCTGCTTTACCTTCTAGCCGTTACTATCTTTCATTGTCCACAAAATAAGTGTATCAGACGCTCTCCCGTCTCCATGTGGGACAAACTTCCCAGTAATAAAAGTCTGTTTCATAATGACCCTGACAGGGGAGTGGCTATCGGGAACCTGCCGTCGCAACTCATAGCCAACTTTCTGGCGTCTGTATATGATTATTTCGTGATGGAAATACTGGGATTCATGTATTATGTACGCTTTGTTGATGACTTTTGTATCGTAGTGAAATCACCGGAAGAAATATTGTCCAAAGTCCATCTTCTTGATGGTTTCCTGAAAGAACAACTCCTTTTACGGTTGCATCCACGCAAACTGTATCTTCAGCATTATAAAAAAGGAGTCTTGTTTGTAGGGGCGTTCATTTTGCCTGGTAGAATTTATGTATCTGACAGGGTGGTTGGTAACACATATAACGCTGTCAGGAAATTTAATAGAATAGCTGAAAATGGATTTGCAGAAGCGTATGTTGAGAAGTTTGTGAGTACGATGAACTCTTATTATGGCCTGATGAAACACTTTGCAACGTACAATATCCGCCGTAGAATTGCAGCGATGTTACTTCCTGAATGGTGGGAATATGTTTATATCGAAGGACATTTTGAAAAGTTTGTATTGAAGAATAAATATAACCATAGAAAACAACTAATTAAACATATCAAAAGACATGGATCAAAAAAATATCTTACCGCGTGGGATTGCTAAGCCTATCGAGCAACAGCCGGACGGAACTTGGATTGTACGTCATCACTTCCGGGTGGTTGGTACCAGTGAGAATGGTGAAGAACTGGTAACTTTTGCCAGTTCGGAATATCCCGAGAAACCTACCTTGCAACAGATTCAAAGAAGTATTGACCGTTATCGGGTGTGTCTTACAATGTATGGAGATACGATTTCAGACGAAATAGAAAAGGTTGATCTTTCCGTGTATATGTTTACGGATTAATAGTTCAATCTGTTGGTTGTTTAGGGGTGCTTATCAAGCATCCCTTTTTTATTTATGGAAAAAGTGAAAATTATAATGTCTTGTTTTATAGATATTTATCATAGAATTGATTTCCAAGATTTTCCATTTTTGTAAAACTCGTTATTATACTCAATACATTTGTTCCATACAGAATATTTTATTAATAATTAAACGCTATGAGTATGGGTATAAAAGTATTGTATGATTGGCTTTTGCAATCTAACCGACCGGCACACGTCAAAGCCGGGATGTTCGTCTTTGTTGTAATGCTTGTTTTCTGTTTCCTTCTATTAGGCATTGATTTCTGTAAATCTGCTATTGTTTCTTTAACGACAACCGCCATTGCCGCAATAGTGGTTGAGTACATTCAGAAAAAGTGCGGGTTCATCTTTGATTGGCTTGACGCATTAGCTACTGTTTTGCTTCCTGGGCTGATTACTGTGTTTTCAATATTGGTAGTAACTTTATGATTAATATTATGAGATGGTTATATGAGTTATTTAATGTAGACCAGATACGAATTATTTTCGTTTCGATGTTCAGTTCTCTTCTTGCTTATTTAACGCCGACTAAAGGTTTTCTTATAGCATTAGTTGTAATGTTTGGATTTAATATTTGGTGCGGAATGAGGGCTGATGGTGTTTCAATTATACGTTGTAAAAACTTTAAGTGGGATAAGTTTAAAAATGCCTTGGTCGAACTTCTCCTCTATCTTATAATCATTGAGGTAGTCTTCTCCTTTATGACCTTGATAGGAGACGGTGAGAACTCATTGTTAGTTATTAAGACTATTACGTATGTGTTCTCTTATGTGTATCTTCAGAACGCATTTAAGAATCTAATTATTGCTTATCCTAAAAACAAAGGGTTTCGTATTATCTATCATGTAATACGCTTTGAATTTAAACGGGCCACGCCTACACATGTACAGGGAATTATTGATAGAATCGAGAACGAATTAGATAAAGAGGAAAAGATATGAAAGTATTGATTGATAATGGTCACGGTGAAAATACACCTGGTAAACGTTCACCGGACGGAAGATTGAGAGAGTGGGCGTATTCAAGAGAGATTGCCGATATGGTAGTAGTAGGATTGCGCAAGTTGGGAATTGATGCCGAGCGCATCGTTAAAGAGGATACAGATGTTCCATTGTCTGAGCGATGCCGACGGGCTAATGCTATTTACAAGGAAGCAGGTAAAAAAGCTATCCTTGTATCTATTCATTGTAATGCAGCCGGCAATGGTAGTTCTTGGATGAGCGCAAAAGGTTGGAGCGTGTTTGTATCGAATAATGCTTCTAGTAACAGCAAAAAATTAGCAGACTGCCTGGGACAAGTAGCAGAATGTATTCCGGTTCCCGTCCGAAAGCAGATGCCCGGACGGGAATACTGGGAACAGAATCTTGCCATCTGTCGGGATACTAATTGTCCGGCTGTATTAACAGAGAACTTCTTCCAGGACAATAAAGAGGACGTTGAGTACCTTTTGTCTCGGGAGGGTAAAGATGCAGTTGCTCAGATACATATTGAAGGAATCGTTAAATACCTGGGATTATGAAAGCCTTGATTTATATAACCATATTCCTGATGTCGGGAATATGGTTTACTTCTTGTAAGACTTCTCGGAACATGGAGACGGAGAAGCAGATTGACTATTCAGGGGATTTCTTGTATCTGCAAAACTTGATAGAATCACTACGGTTGGATGTGAATAAGCAAACCAAGATTACTACTGACAAATTGAGTGATTTGAAGATTGAGAATAAAACAGTTTACTTGTCGTCTCCGGATTCAACTGGAAAGCAATATCCGATTAAAGAAAGTACTACTATTGCATCCAAGCAGGATCAGGAAAGAACAGAAGTTGATGAAACATTATCCATTACTTTGCAGCAGTTCTCGAATCGACTTGATACTATTAGTAATAAGGTTAATGTTTTGCTGAATCAAAAAGAAACTGTCGTAGAACTATCATGGTGGGATTTACATAAGGATAAAGTGTATATAGGGATAATAGGTTTGTTTATTGTTGGTTGGATGGTATATAGGTCTAAAATAAAATAGCACTTGATTAGAGATCTTTGTGAATCACAAGCTTTTTGATTTCTTGCTACACATTTGTGACAGTAATGCATCAATATTAACGATGATTGCGATGTTTTTATGTTAAAAATGTATTAACACTACGTCAGTAACAAGGTGAATATATTATTCATTTATAGGGATAAATAAAGTCTGTACTTATTTGAATAACAGGATTATACGTCGTTTTTAACTCATCAATCAATCAATCAATCATCCATGCGTATAAGTTTTGTACAAAATATCCTTGAAAAATCAAATTTGTTTCTTAAAAATTAAATGTTTAGCTTTGTCGCAACAAAAGTAGCGATAAAGCTAATTCGATAAATCTGTTTAAAACAAAGTTTCAGTAGAAGTTGTTATTAATTAATGAGTCTCATTAAGTATAAGTCAGAAGAGAACTTAGAAGCCGCAAAACTTCTTAATGATAATAAGAAGTTTACTTCTAGCGTACATTGCTCTTATTATGCTGTATTGCAAATAATGAAATATGCACTTAACGAAAAGTGCCATATTAGTTATGAAAAGCAAAATGAGCCAAAGGATAAAGACAGTCATATATATATTCGAGATGAGATATTATATCAATTAAGGAGTATCCAAACTAAAGAATCAATTAAAAGATCATTTGATGCAGCCAAGGCCCTTAGAAGGAAAGCTGATTACTTAGAAGATGAAATTGAGGATGTTGATAGTCTTGGGATGTATGAACAGGCTGATGCGCTAATAAAAAAAATAAAAAAGGAGTTTGTTTTATGAATGAAAAAGAATACATTGCTGCATGGCTCAATGAAATGATAGCCAAGTTTGATTGGATTACTTTTCGTTATGAATATTCTCATAAATTACTTGCATATTGTATTGAAGTTCTCCCAGCAAATTCTATAGAACGAAGTGAAGAATATGCTAATGAAGAGTATAACTTTTCTTGTGATTTTGAGCAAAAGTTTAATGAGTCTGTAATATTCTCAAATGGAACAGAATTTTATAGATGCTCAGAAAATGCAGTTGTTATTGGGCAAGTTAGACAAAAAAATATTGAATGGATTAAAGATGACAGCTTTATTCTTGACTTAGAGGATTATATTCTTGATTTTAAGGATGATAATTTTAAGAAAATAGAATCTGGTATCTTTGCAACTTGTAAGAAGTGGGATAATTACAATTTTGATTTGGCCGCTTAAATAATAAGAAAATGGAAAGAAAAGCGATTGTGTCTAAGTTTAGACTTAAAAATTATGTAATTGATAAATCCATATTTGATTATAATGGAGAGGAAGTCAGTTCAGAGCGAAATATTGGTTTTGATGTTAAAGGGCTTATTAAAAAAGACAATCTGTTTGAATTGACATTGATTACAAAGATTGTAGACGAAAATAAAGCATTAAAGATTTTTGTGCAAGTAGTTGCCACGTATGAATTTTCTTCAGATATTACTCAGAAAACGTTAAGTGATATGTTTTATAAAAATGCTCCAGCAATAATATTTCCTTATGTTAGAGCATATGTTTCTTCATTAACAGTATTATCAGGGATTGATGCTGTCAATATTCCAACAATGAATTTAACTTCAATTGCTGAGGATCTAAAGGAAAATACGAAGAAAGAGGAATGATGAGTATTTTGTATTATAGGATATTTAGCCTCGCGTCTTACTGATTCGGGGCTTTTCTTTTGCTCATCTCATTTATAATTCCTATATTTGTGTACAGACGTGGATGTCTGTTGTATCATCTCTCTACGTGGAAGATTTGCTAGATTTTGGGTTTGAGAGATAATACGTTATTTACTCCAAAAAGGATGAGCCTTGACTAAGTGTAGTCAGGGCTTTTTTTATTAATATCATGAATTTGGTGTACTAACGAAGTGCTAATGACTAACAATATGTTATCTTTGTATTACAGTTTACATAATTATTAATAAAAAAAAATGCATCATGGCACTAACTGATTTTTTTAGAATTAATCTTCCTTATGGCATTGTCCGAGATTCTAAAGGTAGATGGTCTGCTTTCAACCGGGAGTATTTACCTCTTGGATGGAATGAAAGAGAGGATTCTCCGGTAGATATAAATTCTGATAATGCTTTTGGGAATATTCCCATCCATACAGAGTATGAGAAAGTAACAGAAAAGAAGCTTTTTGAAATTGCAGGAGATGAAAAGTTTGTAGAGAGAGATACTGATGGGAAAATTAATCGTATTTATTTATACAATGACAGAACTAATCCTCAATCATCAAATGAGTATTGGAATGATTATTTTTCTAAAATAAAACTTTTGAGCCGATTTGAAAGAAAATAAGTTTCTTTTAATCTAAACTTCAAGAATTCCGTTTGAAATTAGAAAATAATAAAATAGAGGTAGCCGAATAAGCTACCTCTTTGTTTTGTAATCCTTCCGATCAACAACACACACAATCAACACACTCTCAAGAAGGCTTACATAAGATAGTACTAACATATAAATGAAAAGTTCGGTAGGGGCATAAAAAAAGTGAGGGGAACCACCCCCTCACCAAAGTCAAACCAAAATAATCCGAATTATGTCCGTATTATCTTGATGTTGCAAAGATACTACTATTTTTTGATAAAGCAATAAAAATCCCTGCATCGGCTCAAATGCAGGGATGGTGTCAAATAAGAGCTTAACTGATCTTTAATGATGTCTGATGAATCATTTCGCTAACATCGTTCAAAGCGTTCAGGAACGTTTTGAGTTCATTGTCAGTAAAGCGAGCCTTTTTCCCGTTGACTATATTCCCGTTAATACGCTGATATAGCCAGTTTCTACTTTTACCAAAATATTTCTTTGCAATATAACTGAATGAGATTGCTTCGGGCAATTCTCCAAGTTTATCACGTAATATGGCTTCTTCCACTCTTTCTATATAATCATTGCAGGCATTTACCGTTGCTTTTAGCCCGGCTTCAGATGCTTTTTTGTAGGCTTCCTTTTGGGCTTCCGGTAGTTTATTATATTTATCCTGCATTTCCTTTTTGAAAGCTTCTTGTTCTTCTGTGGTTTTTAGTTCTTTGAATCTTTCAAAGTCAGCCTGCATTTCTTTTGTTGGCAGGCAATCATTCCAATCTATCATAGCTTTTAATGTTTGTCCCTCCCCGAAGGGAGGGATGTTAATTACAACTTTTTTAATTTCTCTTGGATTTCGTTCATCCGATCGAGTATGTCATTTATAAGCGCTTCCCGTTCTTTGGCATTTTCAGGAACCCCATAGACCTCGTGAAATGAAGCGAGAAGTTTTAAATTCTCATACTCTTGTTCTAATTCTTTTTTTTCTTCATCTTTCATCAGTTAAACATTAAAATTAAGAACTCTTATTTGACACTACAAAGATAATAAGCATTTGGTTATTATGCAAATTCTTAGTGATTTATTTTATATGTGATTATTCATTTTTCAAGTTGTCAAGTATTTCCCTGATTGCTTTATCAGCGTGTTTTCTCATTATTGTGACATAGTTGAAGATTGGCCTATCTTCTTTCATTGATTGCCCGATACAGTATTCCAGTGTACTAAGAGGAATTCCCAGGTCATATCCATGTTGGACGAAAGATTTGCGGGCTGAATATAGGGTGAATTTATGCCTGATTCCTGCCACCTTACCTAATTGACTGATTTTCCTGGCCAGCAGGTTATAGCAGGAGGTATAGTTCTTGTATTTCCCGAATATGATTTTCCCTGTATTCTTTTTCATATACTTTTTTATAATGGGCTTTGCTTCTTCGGGAATGGAAAAGGAAATCAGGGAGTCCCCCTCTTTGGTGTTTTTGGTCTTTTTTCGGATGTAGTTTATTTCATCTGTCCGGAAATCGTATGCTAGTATGTCTACTAGGTTCATGCCGGCAAGATAATAAGTAAGCATGAAAATGTCCCGTGTGACGTTGAGATTGTAATGCTCTAAATTGGCGTCCCTGATTGTCTTGAGTTCTTCGACGGTGATTTGCGTTTCCCTCTTTTGGGCTGATGGAATTCTGGCTGTGATGAAAGGGTCGATATCGTAGGTGACGTATCTCATCTTTATGGCATAGTTGATAATAACCTTTAGCAGGGTTATGTAGATGTTGATTGTGGTGCTTGACAGTTTTGTCTTTTTGAGCCATGATATGTACTGGTTCATTCTGATAGGGGTAATATGTTCCATGAGAGAACCGTTCCCGATGAATTGCATAAACTTGTTTGTGGCCAGCCGATAGAGTTTGTATGTCTTGGTACGTTCTTCTTCATCTATTTGGGACAGATATTCATCCACGATATCCTCGAACTTACGGTGCTTTTCTCCGTTTAACGGGTTAGTTATCATTTTGACTAATTGCGTGCACGTGAGTGAATCAGGGTAGTCCAGTTCCATGTATCGCTTGAAATAAAGGTTGTATAGCTGTTGTAATTTCGTATTGAGAAAATCCTTGTCTGGACGGTGTACTATTTTACCGTTCTTAAACTCGTTTTCCCTTACCACTATATCCGTGGTGATGAATCTCGTTTCAGAGTTGTGTGCGACTCGAATTCTTATTTTGTGTGTCCCGTCTGATAACCTTTTTGCGGGAACTATTACCAATGTTAATGTAGCCATAATTTGTGTTTTTAGGGTAAAAATGGCGTTTTCGACCATTATTTTTTTAACATCCTATTGTAATTTACTTATAATCAGATTCTAATCCGGGAATTTTCCGACCATAATCCGACCATTTTATAGCGTCAAAAGTGACGTTTTTGCTCTCTATTATAGACTACTAATTGATAGGAAAAATAGTTCGATTGTGCTTTTAATATTCTGTATATCAATAAAATAAAAATCGGAAGCTCATGCTCGCTTGCAGGCTTCCGATCAACACAAAAACTAAACTAGACTTAACTAAACTATTCTATTCTTGGAATTTCAC